TCTTTTTCGGCTGCAGGGTCACTTGATAAAGCCATAAGTCGCCAGAACTCATCCTTCGCTACCTTTATGCATTCGTCGTCTAAGACGCCTGTCTCAAGGCCGTAAACAATACCCTTCTCTACAGCTGTTCCTCTGTGTGCGGCTGCGCCCACCTGCCCCTTTCTCTTCATGCATTTGTCCAATACAAACGCTGCTTGCGACCCGATGAACAGGTTGCAGGTTGATGGAGATAGATGCTGGATGCCGTAAGCGGCGAAGGGATCGTTGTTCATAAAGCCTCAATATCGATTCGGTCTAGATGTAGCGGGTGGGTAATCTTCAGTCAACTGTATTCTGTGGATTGACAGAATCGCGAGGAGAGACTTACCCTAAGTAACTTAGCTGACCTGCCCACATTATGGTCGATGGCTCCACCACTTGTTGGCGGGTCAGCTGAGACTTGACTTTATGGAGATTGATATGGACGAGCGTGACAGGCAGCTGTTTATTTTACCTGCAGAATTAGTTGATGCATTGACCCTTGAAGATGTCATGCATACAGCAAAACAGATGGAGGAGTTAAATATATGCTTGCCTCCTGTTGAAAAATTTGACGTAAGAATGATTGGTAGAATAGAAAAATTAGCTTATTGGCTTTTTGATTCAGATGGAGATCAAATAAAAAAATTAATTGAAGCAAACAAAGATTTAGATATCCCACAGAACATAAATTATAGATTTAATTGGCATTTTGATCAAAATGCGTATGATTTTTTAACAGGCGTAACTTACGTTGGTGAGAAAGAAGTATATTATTACACTCCAAAAGAAAATTATGATATCAAAAAACACAACATGAAATCTGTTCTTTTGCGAGATGTAAGCTATGAGGAGTTTCGTAGAGCAGAAAGCATTACATCTGCCAAAGTTTTAGCAACATTAGTTGTTGTGTTGGCTACTAAAAACATAAAAAAATCTACGATAGAATTTAAGCAGCCGAGTGAAAATAGTAGAAAAAAAGCAAAAAAATATAAATATATTACAACAATAAATATTGGGAATATAACTGAAAGATATGAAAGCCAAGGAGGCTCTCATTCATCTCCTAGACCACATTTACGCCGCGGTCATATACGCGCCCAGCATTTTGGCATAGATAATAAAGAAGTAAAAAAGATCTTTATTAAATCTGTCTTCGTAAACGCCGATGAAGCATGGATTGAAAATCAACGGACAGCGTATGTGGTGAAACCATAATGAAATGTATCATGGGGCTTGATCCCGGCATCAGCGGAGCTGTTGCTTTTTATTTTCCTGATCAACGCGCAGCAATATCGGCATACGATGTTCCTGTTGTTGGTAAGGAAATAAACGCATCTGCTTTGTGTGACTTAATAAAGAAATACGCGCCGGATCTTGCTGTGGTTGAGATTGTTCATTCCATGCCGCGGCAAGGCGTATCAAGCTCATTTAATTTTGGTGTTAGTTATGGAATTGCAAAAGGCGTTATTGGCGCTTTGCAGATCCCCGTAATTTTCGTAACGCCGGGTAAATGGAAAAAGCATTTTAGTCTGACATCTGATAAGGAAAAATCACGCGCGCTGGCAATCAGCACATGGCCTTTCTCTGATCACTTCCGACGCAAGAAGGATGATGGTCGAGCCGAGGCGGCGTTGCTGGCGTTATACGGCGCACAGACAAAAAAATAAGGGTCTCTTGCGAGACCCCATAAAGTCCAAGGGAGGATTACAATGACGAAAGCCAAAGTAACAATAGGAATATATAGAAAACCTGAACTTTAATCAATCGATATATAGAGGCCCCTCCTCATGCTACCTGACTTTGAAGAAGACTTCGCAAGTCTTACAGATTATGCGCGCATGTATCGCGCTCTTGGTTTGCAAGCAGTCCCGTCATATTACCCAAGCAGGGCCGTCCATAATTGGAAAAGGCCCGCGCTGAAGGAATGGCGTGATTTTCAAAACGAGCTCGTTGATGACAATACCTTCAACAGCTGGTTTTCAAATATCAATGAAGCCCGCAACAATATCGGCATCCTCACGGGCGGCTGTAGCGGTCGCGTCTTCGTTGTTGATCTCGATACGCATTCTAAGCCTGACGCGGCATTATGGTGGTCTTGCTGTCTCGACATGCAAGAGCATGCGGCTGACCTTGAATCGCCTACCCAGCGCACTGGTGGAGGCGGCTTGCAGATCCTTTTTCGCGCGCCTGATGGGTGGAGCCCGCCAACCATTAAAACGTCGATCGGCGTCGATATTAGAGGCATTGGCGGCTTTATCGTCGCGGCTCCATCGATGCACGAAAGCGGCAAGCGGTATGAATGGATCGAGGGGCAAGCGCCATGGGATTTAGAGATTGCTGTCGCGCCTAAATTCCTGTGCGAGCAAATAGACATTCTTGCTGAAAGGTATGGTGGGCATACGCCAAGCGACCCGACGCAAAGGACGGCGTCTCCAGAGCATGCGACGAATGCCTGGGGCGGCATTCAGGATGGTCGCGAAGATTATATGTTCAAGATGATTTGGGCGCGGCTGACGGACATAGCACGCGACTGCCCGATCCAGCCTGGTCCCAAGGAGCTCGAGGCCCAGCGCGAAGAGCTGTTTGGCATTTACGTCAGCAAGGTCGAATCACGTCTCCCGGGTCCGGCTGAAAGCAAGGAACAGCTGCTTGAGCGCGAAGGCCGAGGCGTAACTGAATTTCGCGCAAAGTGGCGCGCGTCTCTCAAAGATTGGGACAAGATTATCGAGGCGGCAAAGGTCCCAAAGCCTACACCAAAAAAGGAACCATCATTCGCCGATAAAATTGCGCAGGGGATTGCAGAGCCAGTTGCGGAAAATTCGCCGAATAAAACGCAACTCGAATCTGACGACGAATGGGACACGCCAAAGCAGGTCTTCACTGTCGTCGATCCTAAGCCAACTAATTTATTCGAGGTGCTGCGTGTGGATGATATCTATAACCTTCCCGATCCTGTCTTCTTGATCGAAAAGCTGATGATCGAAAGCGCAATGGCTTTCATCTACGGCATCCCCGGCTGCGGCAAGACCTTCGTCGCGTTAGATCTCGCCTTCTCGCTCTGCGACGTCGACATCACGCATTGGTGGGGCCGAAAAATAAACAAGCATGGGCCCGTCCTCTACATCTCCTCGGAGGGCTCGACGGACATGAAATTCCGCATGCAGGCGTGGGAGAAGAAGACAGGTCGTAAAATAAATAGGAATAATTTTCACTTCATCAGGGAATCGATGAACTTTGTAGATCCTTCACACATTGTGAAGTTAATTCAGACAATCAAGCATGAAATAGAAAACTACTGTCACGAGAAGCCTATCGCGATTTTCGTCGACACGGTGTCGCGCGTCTTACCTGGAGCGGACGAAAACCTGCAGAAAGACATGACGCTTTACGTTCAGGGATGTGACGCGGTCAGGCATGCATTCGGCTGCGCGGTCGTCGGCATCCATCACATGGCCAAGGGTGGCGGGACATCGATGCGTGGCTCATCGGTCTTTGAAGGCTCGGCAAACGTGGCTCTCCATATCGAGCGTGAAAAGCCGGCTATGACGGGCACGATGACGGCTAGAAAGATCAAGGAGGCGGCTGACGGGTGGGAGATCCCCTTTGAGCTGATAGAGGTTCCTGTGAACCTCACAAGCAGCTCGCTGGTGGCTTGTATGATAGAGGCGGCTACTACTCCAGCGCCTAACAAGAAGGACGCATCAGCAGGCTTCGGAGGGGCGCAGCAAACGCAAAAAGAACCCGACATGGAGATGTGCCGAAAGATGGTGCAGGCGATCGATGACGCATGGCGGGGTGGATACCCATGGGGGAGGGGAAAAGAATCGGATCGAAACGCTGCAGATCGACTCAGTGATTCGTTCGGTTTGTCTGTCGAGGTCTGTCAAAAATATGTAAACTTGTGGCATAAGGAGGACGTGATCGTGACCGACACATGGGGTGATAAGAACAACAAAAAGGGTTTGCGCAAAGGTAAGGGGCTTTGAAGATTATAGCGCATAAGTTATTGACCGCCAAGGTAAGTTCGGCATCGAGCAACGCTTTCAACAATAAATCGTTGATAAGTCGTTGTTTCCGCGAAAGAAAGTGAGTATTGATTTTATGCTTCATAACCCATTGATCCCTAAGGATCTTCTCGGCTGGTTTTACTCCGTAAAACTGGACCCCCCTAGAACCCCCCGCTCGCGCTGCGCCGCTAGGGCGGCTACGCGCTCGCTACCGACGGGCGCTTGACAGGTGGGCTTGGTGTGTTTTAGCCTCCACGGCGTTCTGATGATGTTGGTATCGAAATGATCCCCTCGGAATTACCCCCACAGCTGACAGGCGGTCGCATGGAAAGGTTCATGGCGATCGTGAGAAATGCGCCAAGAGATCCGTCTTGCGGGTGTCTCAAATTGGGTGAGACGGCGATGCTGCTCATCCGCGCAATCATCGATGAACAGAAAAAAGTTGATATTGAAATGGAGATGAAAGATGGCAGCACGGAAAACGCCGATAAAAAAGGATAAGGTCGATCGGGGCGTCCCGGTTACCTATAAGCCAATTCCCTGGATGGCGACCCCCGGCATGTATATCGCTGGCAGGGCGGCGCTCGACGAGGCGGACGCGCTAGAGGTCGAGCTTGAGCTCAAGTGGGGTCGCGATCGGTTGCGCCTCCTGGTCAGCACAGAGCTGCGCGAGAAGTTCGACCGACAGCGATATTTAACCAGCCAGGCGCGATGGACAGGAGGCCTAGAGGATGTGCGAAGAGAAGCCGGACGTATGGCAAAGGCTTGGACGGCCCTCGACAAAGCAGCAGAGAGTGCTGGTGCACAAGTGCTTGATCCGCAGATTTGGGAAGTCTGCCTTGAGGATGGAACAGTGGCGACGATCGTCAGAGATCCACAGTTGGCGAATCGCATATATGCAGAGGGTAGAAAGATTAACGTCTACACGCTGGAAGAAATTTCACACATGATCTCGGCGTTCCCAGACGTCGTCAAAGCCAAGCATGTTTTTGAAGGCGCGACAGTAACTCGCACAAAAACGAGCGTAACAGATCCGCTTGAAACGCCTATTGGCTCCTCCACAGAAGAGGGTATATTTGACGAAACGCCGCCAATAGATGGCGCTCCCGAAGGTTTCGATTGGGAGAAGGGTGACGATATTCCGTTTTAGGAATCACAAAAGGTTTATCACGCCTGCCTTGTGATATTTATTAAATGGCGTGATTATTTTCGTTTAATGGAGCTCTGAATCGAAAAGACAGAAATACACACATCGCGTGACACCTATGTGTGCAGGGGGAGGCAACTTACCTCCCCCTTTTTCTTTATGTGCGTTCTATTAATTCTTTTTCCAGTGCTGACACAAGCCAGTCTGAACTCAATGCGCCTTCGTCAAGAGCCAACAACAAAAAGGACAGCATCATCGGAACTGGATGTTGGCCTGACCGCCATGACATTACCTGACGATACGTCACGCCTGATATTGAAGCTACGTCCTGGTTCGACATTCCCTGCCTGTCCATTATCTGAATCATTTTTTCCGGCGTCATTTTTGTTTAATCCTCTTGCAAGCATGGCGACAACAACATCTTGTTCAGTCCAATTATAATTAGGCTGGCCGATAGGTCGGCCAGTCAGTGCACAAAATGTATTCCATAGCGTTGGGTTGGCGTCGTAGCACAGCTGGTTTGACGCGAGGATGTATGGGCGTTTTTGATCCATGATATCAACCTCCAAAATATCCATACTCAGGGTGAAACACCGTCATGCCTTCGCCGACGATGTAGCGAGCAAGATCGCGTGCAGGGCGATGATCAACGGCAAACATGCCGTTGCCAGTCCATTGCCAATCCTCAATGTGGATCTCTTCAAGCAGATCCAAAGCCTGCTTTGATACAGGCTGGAATTGCCACACAGTTGCCCACTCGCCTGCGTGAACGATAAAGTCTGGTTTAGGTTGTTTGGTCATATCAAGCTCCATAAGATAAAAAGTCAGCAAGCCATGCGTTATATTTAGTTTCGGAATCCAAGTATTGCTCCATGATGTTTTTTAGGTCTTCAATTGCTGCGCCGATGGTCGAGCCTACACCGTGAGGCGTAAAGTCATCGGCATAGTTTTCGTCGAAAGCGATCCACTCGTTTGTCCAATCGCATTGGTAAGTGATGATTTTCATATCAACCTCCATATCAATCTATGATTCGTAATATAATGAAGTTTCTTCACATGTCAAGCATGGTGTAAAATAAAAAAGGGGCCGAACCCCCTTTTATTTACGCCGCCTGTTTTTCTTTCGGCAGCCACTGTTCCTCGGCGCGTTTTCTTGTTTCTTCGTCGCCATAGTTAGAGATAAATGCAAATAGAGATCCGCTGAACATTGGCTTTTTATTTTTCACGGTTTTGTTTTTGGTTTCGTCCCAATTAACGCTGTAAGCTTTAATCATTAGGCCACCAAGACTGTTTTGAGAAAGCTCATAAATATACTCTAAATCACCATGACGGTTCGGGCCCTTGGTAAAGTAGACGTCGCCACCGCCTTCTTTTTTGTTTCCAGCAACAAATGCTGCGGCAAAATCCATTGCCTCAAAACGAGTGCCGCCCCATGCGTATGGAATAGCATTCATGAAGAAAAGTGCAGCGCCTTCTGGGTATCCATCCCAGTGCTTATAGACGTGGAATTTATCGTCACCATCGTTGAACGAATATACAGCGCGAGTTCCCATATCAACTCTCCTTGATTGTGTTTTTAACGAAGATTGCGCCAAGCGTTATGTCATACAGGCCAAAAAAGATTGTTGAAGCGTTCTCAAAATAAATGCCCATGCCAAGCACCATCGTGCCAATCATTAGTAAATCGCCGGCAAAGACAACTGGCAAACTAGAAACATAAAAGCCCGACAGTTTATTTGAGATTGCCATACTCATTTTATTCGTCTCCATACATTTCTAGGTATTGAATAGCGCATCTATAACCAAGAACTTTGTAAGCATTATCGATTAAGTTTTTATACATTAAAGGAGAAATTGTTTGGTCTGGTTCAAGTTCCATATCGTTGCGCCAAAATTTGATCATTGCTTTGATGGTATCGTCATCATAATCATGTAAAGGACTATCTGGAATTGGTTTTGTCAGAGTGATCATATCAATCTCCATCAATGATAAACAATATACAGCGTTGCTAGGGACAGAGCAGGCACGATCAACGTGCCCGCCAATGTTGTGAGGACCAGCCAGAGGGCTCGCATTAGATTGCGAGCGCCAGCTTGGCTTTGATTTGCAGAGCCTGCGTAGGCTTGCCAACCTTGTTGAGCGAAGCGATCTGCTCGTCGGTCGCGCCCAGCTGACGGAGCAGCAAGATCGCAGCATCCTTGTCGAGCGATACAGCGCCTTTCTTGTCGACGACTGCAACGACGCAGGTGTCGCCAACGATCTCTTTGTCGCCAACCGACAGGATCTCGGCCTTGACAGTCTCGAGGCGAGCCTTGATTGAGTTTTCCTCGTGCTTAAGAGCAGCGTAGGCATCGGCGAGAGCGGCGGTGTTTGAAGCGTTTGTCATTGTCAGTCTCCAGTTCAATATCAATCAGTGATTCGTATAATAGTGAAGTTTCTTCATACGTCAAGCGGAAAAATTGACATGGACGTAAATTTAAGAAAAATTGTTGCTCGTGGGGTTTGCACCTTCGGGGCCACAATAAATCGAAATCGAGATGGATATGGAAGTGTAACGGCTGCAGACCCTACGGAACCCTGTCTCGAGACCTGTGACTATTGCTGGCACATGGCGAATCATATCTGCCATCAAATTGAGGAAGGACTGAAAAATGGTAACCAACAACCAGATCAAGGCGCTTGTTGAGCGAATCGAAAAGCTCGAGGAAGAAAAAGCAGCAATCGCCGATGACATCAAAGAAGTTTACGTCGAGGCCAAGGTAAATGGGTTTGACCCAAAAATTATTAAAAAGATCGTTGCTCTTCGTAAGCAGGATGCTGCCAAGAGGGCCGAGGAGCAAGCTCTTCTGGCAGTCTATATGGATGCTTTGGGCATGCTGGCGGACACCCCCCTGGGAAAGGCGGCAATGGATCGCGCAAAGAGTAACCCAGTCGACGCAGACGACGATTTTTAAAAAATAAACAAATCGCCCCGAGTATGTTATCATCTCGGGGTGAAACACTTTTAAGGGGACAGTGTTATGAAAGAAATTACAGTGCGGGCGTTGGCTGTGGCTGCGACCTATAGCTTCATTCTGGTAGGAGTTTCCTTCCTGGCAGGATGCGCGGCTCCAGCGAAATATCTATTTCACTGCACTGTAACGCAACCCAGGAATTGTAATTGATATGCGCCTTACATACGAAGAATTGAAGGAAATAGAAAGATATTTTGGGCTCAACAATGGAGCTTGGACAAGCCAAGCAGTGTCCTATCTCGGCCTTTCCCATCCACTTAAAAAGGGATGGAAACAAAATCTGATTCAAAACGGAACTTCAGTAAACGCTCCAATAGCTCTCGGACTGAGCCCAGACGATTGGAAATGGATTAATGGAGAAGACGTAGACGATGACGATGTGATCGATACAGCAAGGCAAACGGACCTGTATAACGACGATCCGGCTGCTTATGTTAAAAGACAACTCAATGCGCTCGAGGATGTCGTAAACGATTTGCGCAAGCAGGCCGATGCATTTAGGGAGCAGATTAGAGCGTTGCGAAACATGGTAAGCGAGGATGATTTCTGATGGCTGAAGAAGCCCCCAAAAAGCGCCCAGTAGGACGCCCAACGACATATAAGCCTGAGTATTGCGACAAGATCGTCGAGATCGCCAAAACAGGTGCCGGGATGGTCGAGTGGGCGCTTGCGTGCGAAACGGATCGCCCGACGTTGTATTATTGGGGCGAACATCACCCAGAGTTCCTGACAGCTCTATCGCGTGCGAAGATGGAAGAGCAGCGTTGGTGGGAGCAAGCAGGCCGCGGCGGCATGTATCTCGACAAGTTTAACGCGCTCGTTTGGAAGACGTCTATGCAGGCGCGCTTCCGCGATGATTACACAGAGCGCAAGGTAACAGAAGTCAGCGGGCCTGATGGCGGCGCAATCAAAACCGAGACAGTTACAAAGATCGACACACGCGGCCTAGATGAAGAGCAGCGCCAGGTTCTAAAGGCTGCGCTTCAGGCCGCGGTCGAATCAAAATGAACGATAATGGCGACGAAGAAATAGATGAAGAGCTTCGCGCCATCGTAAGCGGGACGAATGAATTGATACGGATATTAGAAAAATCGCACGACGCGCACATGGCTATGCAGATCCTTGCTTCAACAACGGCGTGCGTCTTATGCTCTGTGATGAATAGCGAAGACGAAGCCCAGCAAGAATTTAAATTATTTGTTGATGCGATCATGCGATCAATCAACCGCGCAAAGAAAAACAATCTTGTTGTTTGGCCAGAAGGGAGCTCGCATTGATCGTCGAATTATTCGGCCAGAAGATCGATGCAATCGAAACGCTCACCAGCATCAGCCGCGATGAGTGCGAGGAAAGCCTTGCCGAATTTATCAGGCAGGCGTGGCACATCGTCGAACCAGGCGCTCCATATATTCACAATTGGCACGTCGATCTAATCGCCGAATCGCTCGAGGCAATAACCGAAGGCGTCGAGCTCGATGACGGCACGCCATACAACCGCCTGCTGATTAACGTGCCACCAGGCATGATGAAATCGCTCCTCACCAACGTCTTTTGGCCCGCATGGGAATGGGGGCCGAGAAACATGCCGCACCTGCGTTACCTGTGCGCATCGCATTCGATGGATCTCGCAATCCGAGATTCGACAAAAATGCGCCGGCTGATCGAATCAGAATGGTATCAAGCGCGGTGGGGCGATCGCGTTCAAATAACCAAAGATCAAAATCAAAAAACCAAGTTCGAACTGACGTCGACAGGTTTTCGTCAAGCCGTCGCCGCCGGCTCGATCACCGGCGCACGCGGCGACCGCGTGATCATCGACGATCCGCACAGCGTTGAAGGCGCAAACTCGGATCAGCAACGCGCCAGCACGATCGAGTGGTTCCTCGAGGCGGTCCCGACACGTCTCAACAAGCCGATGGAAAGCGCCATCGTCGTCATCATGCAGCGCCTGCACGAAGAGGATGTATCGGGCGTCATTATTGATAAGGACCTTGGCTATGACCATATTATGCTTCCGATGCGCTACGAGCCGGGGCGATCATTCCCAACTATGCTCGGCCTCGAAGACCCGCGCACAGAAGAAGGCGAGCTTATTTTTCCGGATCGTTTTCCCGAGGTTGTGGTCGATCGGGATGAAAACGCTATGGGACCCTATGCGGTCGCAGGACAGTTCCAGCAATCGCCAGAGCCAAGAGGCGGCGGCGTCATCAAGCGCGAATGGTGGACGCCATGGAGGCAGCAATCCTATCCGCCTTTTGATTATGTGATCGCCGCGGTCGACACTGCCTACACAACCAAAAGCGAAAACGATCCAAGCGCAATGACCGTCTGGGGCGTCTGGAAGGGCGGCGACCAAACGGCCGTAGTCACCAGGACGATGGGCGCGGACGGGCAGATGGCCATCCTTAATCGCCAATACAAAGAGGAGCACCCGCGGTGCATGCTCATGTATGCGTGGGCCGAACGCCTCGAGCTTCATCAGCTGATCGAGAAGGTCCAAGAGACCATGGACAACTACGGCGTCGAGAAGCTCCTAATCGAAAACAAGGCGAGCGGCATCAGCGTGGCACAGGAGCTGCGCCGCGTTTACGGCTACGATGAGTTTGCCGTCCAGCTGATTGATCCAAAGGGCCTCGACAAGCTCGCGCGTCTTTACTCGATTCAGCATCTATTCGCCGAAGGCCTGATCCATGCTCCGGACCGCCCATGGGCCGAAGCCGTCATCAATCAGGCTGCACAGTTCCCGCGCGGCAAGCATGACGACCTGGTCGACACGGCAAGCATGGCGCTAAAACACCTGCGCGAGATTGGTCTCCTGGTCCGCGGCGCTGAATGGACTGCCGGTCTCGATGAGGGTAGAATGCATATAAGCGATCAAGAGCAGCCGCTTTATCCAATTTAATCGGAACTAAAATGATTTATGCAAATGCCGTCGTCGACGTGATCGACGCTCCTCCAGCTCATGGCCATGGGCTCGGAAAGTTCAAAGTTACTGTCTGGGGTAAGGAGCCGCATGATTATGTGCGCGTCTATGAGATCCAAGGCAAAGATGATAATATGGCCGCCCGCGAAGGCCTCGAGCGTTTCGCCGAAGATATTACGCGCCTTTTGGAAGGCAAAGGGAACTGATCATGCCATTGACACCCGGGCTTAACCCTTCGATCCGCCAACAGCAGGAGGAGCCCGGTGGCGGCCTCGCCGGCCTTGAAGATATTCTTGTCGAGATTGAACAAGGCCACGACAAGCCAGAGACAGACGACAAGGGCAACATTCTGCGCATTGAGCATGATGATGGATCAATAAGCGTTTCGCTTGACGGGCAGCCTGTAGAGAGCGCGTGCGGCCCTGATAATCCAGAAGGCTGGTTCAACAATCTTGTCGACGATATTGATCAAGGCGAGCTGGCGGCAATCGCGGACGATATGCTGCGCGGCATTGAAGACGATTTAACAAGCCGCCAAGATTGGATTGAAGATCGCGCGCAAGGCATCAAGCTTCTCGGATTAAAGATCGAGATACCCGGCTTGCAAGGCGCAAGCGATGGCGCTCCTGTTGAAGGCATGTCGAAGGTTCGCCATCCGCTATTGCTTGAAGCGGTGCTTCGCTTTCAAGCGAATGCGCGCAGCGAACTGCTGCCGACCGATGGACCTGTAAAAGTAAGAACGGAATCGGACGATGACACAATCCAAGAAGACGAACTTGCAGACGCTCTCCAGGCCGATCTCAATCACTATCTCACAGCCATTGCTCGGGAATACTACCCCGATACAGATCGTATGCTCTTCATGCTCGGCTTTGGCGGAACAGCATTTAAGAAAATCTATTTTTGCCCTCTCAGAGGAAGACCAGTTAGTGAGTCCGTCGATGCGGACGATCTCATCGTCAATAACGCAGCAACAGACTTAACAACCGCGAAGCGTATAACGCATCGCGTTTATATGCGCCCAAGCACTGTGAAGCGTTTGCAGATCCTTGGCGTTTATCGCGACATCGAACTTGGCACGCCTTCATACGAAGGCAAAGATTCTGTGCAGCGTGAGAAAGCAGATCAGCAAGGAATTTCTGCAGAGGCGCGCAATCCCGATGATCGCGATCGTGAAATTTATGAAGTGTATTGCGAGCTCGATATTCCTGGCTTCGAGCACAAATACAAAGGGAAGGTAACAGGTCTCGAGATCCCGTATCGCGTGACTATTGATAAAAGCTCGAGGGAGGTTCTCTCCATTGTGAGGAACTACGATGAGCCAACGGGAGAAGAGGGCAACGAGCTGCCTGAAGCTCGCATCAATTTCGTCAAGTATCAGTTTGTTCCTGGTATGGGTTTTTACGATATTGGTCTACTTCATATTCTGGGTAATACCACAAACGCGGTTACTGCCGCATGGCGCGAAATGCTGGACGCCGGCATGTATGCGAATTTCCCCGGCTTCCTCATGGCGGATACTGGCGCGCGTCAGAACACGAATATATTCCGCGTTCCGCCAGGCGGCGGCGCGCTTGTGAAGACAGGCGGCATGCCAATCAATCAAGCTGTAATGCCATTGCCGTATAAAGAGCCTGGTCAGGCTTTGATGAACCTTGTCTTGAACATGGTTGAGACAGGGCAGCGCGTTGGCACAACGAGCGAGCTGCAGGTCGGCGAGGGGCGCTCCGACGCGCCTGTCGGCACAACGCTTGCGTTGATTGATCAAGCAACGAAGATCCTAAACGCCGTGCATAAACGGTTGCATACCGCGCAAGCAGAAGAATTCCAGTTGCTGGTTCGTTGCTTCCGCGAACACCCAGATTCATTCTGGGGAAGAAATAAAAAACCAAAACGCCAATGGGACGAAGCAACATTTCTTGAAGCAATTAATAATTGCGATCTTGTTCCGCAGGCAGATCCAAACACTGCAAGCCAGACGCAGCGCCTGATGAAGGTGATGGCGTTAAAACAGCTGCAGGCTTCTAATCCTGCAATGTATGACGCGAAGGCGATTGACCTTGCTGCGATGAAAGCAATTGGCTGGAGCAATCCAGAGCAATTCCTTGCGCCGCCCGAGCAGGCTGGCCAGATCCCGCCAGAGATGCAGAAGGTTATGGAGGAGATCAAAATCCTCAAGCAGGAAGCCGACGCGAAGAGCATGGTTGCGCAAGCTTCAGTGCAAGAGGCGCAGGTAGAAGGTCAGGCGCGCATGATGGACGCGCAGACAAGACAGCTAACGGCGCAAGCAAAGATGATCGAGGCGCAAGCGAAAGCTGGCGGAGAAGACGGCGAGTATCGCAACGTCGACGCAGAAGCGAAGATGATGGATGCAGAGACGCGCCGTCAGGATGTCGAGCTCAAGGCCATGAAGATGGGCATCGATGTTCACAAGCTGCGCGAAGAATCGGAGCATCGCGAAGCTGATCGCATACTTGATTCGCATCATCGCTCTGCAGATCGTCAGAGCCGTAGCGCACTTGAGCTTGCAAAATCGTTACAAAGTCAGGGCCCGCAGGAGACTGAATAATGGGAAGCATAATTGATCGCGCGCTCGACATTATCAACGATCACTTAAAAGATCAGACGTCATCGTTTCAAGTTGCATCGCCGTTAGCAGCTGGCAAAAGCATGGCTCGTGGCGGCCATGTTTTAGAAGACGATTACCCAACGCACTATTTGCCTGAAGTTGGTCGGCAGGTAATGGCGCGCGGCGGGTTCCCTCGGCAGCCAATGCCTCCAATGCTAGAGCCTGAAGACGCTGCGCCCCCTCCGCAGATGGGGCACAACATGCCTCCTGAGCCTACGCCAGTTCAGACGCCAACGCAGACGCAACCTGTGCCGGCTGCAATGGACATGGAAGGATTGCATCCTCAAATTATTTCGCAGCGCATGCCTACTGCTGTGAAAAGCCAAGAAGATCCAAACGATCAGGCTTTGACCGTTGGTCTTGAAGCCGCAAAGATGCATCCAAAATCTTTTGAGCATAACGTCAATTTGATTAAGACGTATGATCATTTAAGACCTGAAGAAATGCAGGGATCGCATGAAGAGGTTGCAGAGAATTTTATTAATCATTTAAAAGACAATTATCTTTTCTTGCATGATTTAATGCCAGAAGAGCAAAGAGCTCGCGCGAAAGAATGGTATGTCGGCGCAAATAAGTTTGCCAATCGCCTTGCGAAAGAACATCGCGCAGATCCCGCCGCGGCAGCCGCGTCTATTGCTGCAATGTCGCCTCAGAAAGATTGGTTTCAAAATGCCAGTCTTGCAGAGCGTTTATTTGATATTCACCATAAAGCTAAAGATGAAAATTATTCGCACGACATGGAGATGACGGCGAACCGTATATTTGGCAAAGAAAAGTTTGATGAGTTACTCGATAAGGTTCGTGGCAAGACATACGGCGACGTTGATGACCCGCGTTTAAAAGCAATCTGGGCACGTCTTTACGATGAAACATATCACGATCCATCACATCGTTTGATGACGCCAGAAGGTGTGATTGGTGATTGGGTAAAGAATCAAGATGGCTCCAATGCTCGTGTGTCTTGGGGATCAACGTCAGAAATAATGAAAGGCATACAAGCCTTAATGGGCGGCGCAACCCGCGAGCGAATTAGCGACTTGATGGGACTGCGCCACAAGATCCGCAATTTTTACAACAATATTCTTGATCCGCATTCGCCAACGCAAGACGTGACTGTAGACACGCATGCTGTCGCTGGGGCGCTTCTAGAGCCGCTTGGGGCTAATGCTACGCAGGTTTCTCACAACTTTAAGAATAGCGTTCAGGATGGCTCTCCAGCCGCCAAGGGCTCGGCTGAGACAGGGGTGCAGGGCACATACCCTTTTTATACTGAAGCCCTGCGTAGAGCCGCCTCTGAGCGAGGAATTGAACCTCGAGAAATGCAGTCCATTACATGGGAAGGATTAAAGGGCCTTTTCCCAGATACATTTAAAAATGATAAAAATATTGCAGCAGTGCGCGAAATATGGAAAGATTACGCTGCAGGCAATATTGATATTGATGACGCTCGAAAGAAGATCGTCGAATTAGCTGGAGGTATAAATGAGCCCGCATGGTCAAGATCCTCTTCTGTCCCTGATGAAGGAGAATCATATTCCACTTACGAGAGAAAATTATCTGCTCCTCGCATATATGGGGAAGCCGCCATCTTGGAGTCCCGAATTGGAGGAGCAAATTCCGGTCCAGTTCCAGGATTGGAAGAGCCACAGCTTCGGTCCTTCCAAAGGAACCGTGAGCTCACAAGAGCATCACGGCAAGCATTTGGGCAAGAAGCACTTCCACAATCTTTCAGTAGAAGAACTGGAAGAGTTGGGAAAAATAACCTAGAGACTGATTTCGACGCGCCCGCTCGCGCCGTTTACGATGTTACACCAGAAGCGCAAGAAGCATTCAACAAAGCCGGCATAGCTGCGCCGTCTATGGTTGAACTTGCTTCTGGCGCTAAAGGCGCAAATGCATTTCATAGCGCCATAACTGAATCAAAGAAAACAAATCCACTTGCTGCATCGGTTCATGCATATGATCCGAAAGAATATAAAGGCATGCGCTTATTTATGACGCCAAACGGCAAAGCCGGGTTTGCGTTGAAAGGCGATGATATTGTCTCGGTGTTCAACAGCAGAGATAGCGGTCACACGCACGTTTCTAACGCCATGCTGCAGTTGGCGATTGCTCAAGGCGGCAGACGCCTAGATGCATTTGATACGGCATTGCCGCACATTTACAGCCGCAATAAGTTCCGCGTTGTATCTCGCATGCCATGGAATGAAGAGTATAAACCTGAAGGCTGGAAACATAGTGATTTTGATGCATACAACAAAGGCAAGCCTGACGTTGTGTTCATGCATTATGATCCGACATATGATCAGCTGTATGATGGCGCGCAGGGCGCACGCACAGACGATTATGATCAAGCCGTAAAGATGCAGAGTGCTGGTGTTAAGAAAGCCGAAGGCAACATCTCCAAGCTTTCAAAGAAACCTGCAAAAGCTTACGGCGGCGCAATCAATCCGATCGAGCTTAGGTATGACGATCTTGAGGATCAGGCGCGTCGTCTGATATTATGGTCGTATGCTGCGGCACCGCTTGTTCGTCCACTTTCTCGCGCTGAGGGCGGTTCAGTTGATGATCCTGTCAATAAAGCTCTCGACATTGTTGGGGCTGCGCCATCGTCGACATCGGCTGTAGATACAGCTCGCAACCTGACGCCAATGGGTTTTTACAGCGCCGCAGCTGAGGCGGCCAGCAAAATACCTCAGCGCGCTCCAATTGATCAGATCTTAAACAAGATCAAAGGGCAGCCCAATGTCAAAGCAGCGGAGCTTGATAATGCTAATCTTGCAGACGCATTTGCTGGACAGAGGAGCGTCGATCCGAAAGAAGTTGCGCGGCATTTACAGGAGAATGTTCCGCAAATAAAAGAAAGAGTTTACGGAGGTAAGCCGCCGATCCAGTATGAACCAAAAGCATTATTGGAAAGACCTGAAGGTTTTGAAGACGCTGATGATGTTTATGAGGTCGGACCGTATGGGAAGCCTCCTCATTTAATCAGCGTAAAAACAAATTATGATTCTGTTATGCCGCATCAATATGCTGTGCATGGTCCATCAGGATTTCATTCAACATATTTTACGTTAGCTGATGCAGTTGAGCATGCAAACAATAGCATCAACAATATTGAGCAGCCTTTATATAAAGAATATACTGTTCCCGGTGGTGAAAACTATCGCGAAGTTGTAATGGCTTTGCCTCAGCATGGAGGAACAAAAGCTCAATTTCGTGTAACAGGTGCGCTTCCTGATGTTTTTGATAGCAAAGAAGAAGCAGAAAGTTATATTCAGGAATTGCGTCAAAAGGCTGAGAGAAATCCCAATATTGCGCAAAAGCTTGATAGATTTCCAATGAATATCGTTACAGAAAACAAGCCTATTAACGAACCATATAAATCATCTCATTGGATGGGTATTCCTAATCCTCTTGCTCATCTCCGCATGTCTGATCGCGATAATGGCAAGACCTTGCATCTTGAAGAACTGCAAAGCGATTGGGGTCAAGAAGGAAGGAAAAATGGTTTTGCGCCAGATGAATCTACTTTCTTTGGTGCAATGCAGGATTTCGAAAAAGCAAAAAAAGATTTAAATAGCAAAGCTGAAGAATTATATTTGCAAGGACTTTCTGGTGATAAAATTGTTAATCATCCAGAGTTTGTTGCTATTAATAATAAAAAAGAAGAGCTTTCTGATAAAATTAATGAGCTTTCAAAAAAGGCAAGATCAGGCGTTCCATCAGGCCCTTACGTCACTGACACCAACCAATGGGTCGACCTTGGCTTGAAGCGTGCATTGATGGAGGCTGCAAAAGGCGGTTATGATAAGCTGGTTTGGACGCCGGGTAACGAGCAAGCAAAAAGATATGATCTTAGCAGAAAATTAAGCGCCGTTCATTGGTCTCCAGATTCAAATCATTTGCATGCATTAGATCATGATGGCTATGCGGTATTTAATCAGAAAGTTGATCAAAAAGATCTTCCTGATGTAATTGGCAAAGACCTTGCTAATAAGCTTGTTTCTACCAAGCCATTGCCTAATACGCAGAATGTTGAGGGCGATACGGTGCATTCATTAATCGGCGGAGATTTACAAGTCGGCGGCGAAGGTATGAAGTCTTTTTATGATAAGCTTGTGCCACAGCGATTAAGCAAGCTTATTTCGCAATACGATAAAGACGTAAAGGTTGCGCCGCATTCTCATTCTCTAAAAGGAGAAGATGGCGAAGTAAAAGCTCACGCCATCCAAATCACCCCCAAGCTGCGCGCCGCGATCCTCAAGGGTCTGCCCGCCTTTAAATCCGGCGGGGATGTTGGCAAGAGCCCTATAATTGATCACGCCTTTAAGGTATTATCTAAGTTCTCGCGATAGCGCGGGAGGAGGGACGCCTCCATAATTCCGGCTGGAGTTTTAAAATGTCAGAATATTCCGCAAAGACCCTGCGCGAGAAGATGAAGGCGAAAGCCCGCTCTCTCGCCGGTGAGAAAGATCAGAAGACAGATTCGAGTGACTGGACGCCTGCGCCATTGCTGCGCGCGGAAGTAAAAACCGGCGCTCGCCCAATTATGAAGCCATCGGCAAAGGGCATTGGCGAATCAAATGCCGCCCGCGACACGAAGGCAGCCATCGGCAGGGATATGAAGCGCGGCGCGTTCAAAGCCGGCGGCGCTGTAAAGCGCAAAGACGGCGGCTCGGTTCCTTCTGCTGCAGAAACAGAAGATACCAAAACACGCCTTGGCTCGATGAAAATTAAGCCTGTTCGCGGCGCTGCCCAGCATTACAAGAAGGGCGGCAAGATCAAGAAAGCCGGCGGTGGCAGCTTCCTCGAGAAAATGGTTGGCGGCTCGGAGAGCGAGAAGCAAGCTCGATCCATGCGCGATGTCGGCAAGTCAGGCACGGCGAATTATACGCAGGAAGACAAAGGCGCTCTTAATCGCGCTCTTAAAGGCGACGATGCGCTCCCTGCGGCTGGCGAGGCCGCTGAGCGGTCTGGCAAGTATCAAAACTACAAGAAGGGCGGACGCACGGCTAAGGCCACTGGCGGCTCTCTTATGAGCGCCTTGAAGGGTGCGACAAAAAAGAGCAGCAAGAAGGGCAGCAAGACCGACATTAACATCGTGATCAACGCCGGAAAGTCTGAGCCGCGTCATGTTGACGCTGGCATGAAGCGCCCTGCTCCTGACATGATGCCGCCTCCTCCTCCGATGGACGCTGGTGCTGCTGCGCCTGCTATGCCGCCTATGGGCCCTCCTGGCGCTGGTCCTATGCTGCCTCCAGGCCTGCCAATTGGACGCAAGGCTGGCGGTCGAATCACTAAAGTCGCTAAGTCCTATAAGGACATGGAAGCCGGTGCTGGAAGCGGCGAAGGCCGCCTGCAAAAGACGGACATTGCCAAGCTTCATAAAGATGCGCCTGCTCGCAAGGCCGGTGGTCGAATCAGTAAAGTCGCCAAGTCGTATAAAGACATGACAGCAGGCGCTGGTTCTGGCGAAGGTCGTTTGCAGAAAGAAGATATCGCGAAAGCGAAAGCAGGTCGCAGCAAGTAATTGCAGCGATAGAGGGTGGCTCACCCCCTTCCTAAGAGCCACCCTCGCTATTACATTAGGAAGGCCAGTAGGAAGGGACTGGACATATGGCGCTTACAACAGTGCAAGTTTATCAAAATGAGCTGAAGAAGCTCATTCAGATTGAGATTGAAAGATTAATTGAACCGATGATTAACGGTTATGTCGAATCATATGAAGATTATAAAAGTTTAGCCGGCAAGATTGCCGGTCTAAAATCTGCGTTCGACTTGCTCGACGAAGCCGATCGAGTTTGCGCAGAGAAGTATCGTTAGGAAGGGAAAACAATGCCACCAATGGTTATGGAACACACGCTAGATCCTAAAGAAGAATTGCTCTCCAGGCTTGGTAATCTTGATAACTTTAAGGTTTTTAATAACCAAGCCCTTGTTGCTGTTTATATCAGGCCAACAAAAACAAAGAGCGGTATCTATCTTTCAGATAAAACTGTCGATGAAGATCGATATCAAGGAAAAGTTGGTTTGCTTGTAAAGATGGGATCGACCGCTTTTCAAGATGATAATGGCCAATGGTTTAACAACGCAAACATTAATCTGCATGACTGGCTTGTTTTCCGTCCGTCTGACGGGTGGAGCTTAACGGTTAATGGCGTTCTATGCAGAATGCTATCTGATACACAGGTCAAAATGAGTATCCCGACGCCAGATGCAGCTTGGTAAGGAGAATTTATATGTCTGATGAAGATAATGGCGTCGAAATCGTTCTCGATGACGATAAAAAACAGGATAATGACGCTCCTGAAGTAGAAATTGTTGATAGCGAACCAGAGAAACAAGCCAAAAAGCCTGAAGTATCGCCTGAAGAAGGCATATTGGACCTAAAAAAGAGCCTGGAGCGCGAAAAACAAGCGCGTTTAGAGGCTGAAAGGCGTGCGCAAGAGGCTCATCACAGGGCGCATCAGGCAAACGCAGACAAAACAGAGTCTGATTATCAGCTTGTTGTGAATGCGATCGAGACGGTTAACACCAGAAACGAGCAATTGAAGAATGCTTATGCAGACGCGATGGCTACGCAGGATTATTCGCGCGCTGCAGAGATACAATTGTCGATCAGCTCCAATGCTCAACAATTATCCGAGCTGAAAAAGGGTGAAAAAGCCATGAAGGCGCAAATGGAGGCCGCTGAAAAAGCGCCGCCTGCTGCGCAACAGGGTGATATCTTTGATCAAATTGTATCGGAGGTCTCCCCGCGCTCTGCTTCTTGGTTAAAAGAGAATAAGGATCACTTTAAAGGCGCGCGTGACATCAGAAAAATGTTTCGCGCACATGAAGACGCTGTTGATGACGGCATTGCGCCTGATTCTGATGAATATTTTGCATATGTTGAACAGCGTCTGGGCATTCGTAGAAATATGGATGAGCATGAAACGCATGCGTCAGCAGAAAATCCGCTATCTGCTGCAGCTGCGCCAAAAAGAGCTGTGCAGCCTTCTCCTGCGCCTGTTTCTCGCGGGAGCTCACGACCAAATGTTATGCGTTTGACGGCTGCAGAAGCCGACATGGCCGCATCTCTTGGTATGAAACCGGAAGAATATGCAAAGAATAAAGCTTTAGCTCAAAAAGAAGGCCGCTACGGTCGTTAAGGATTGAAAAATGGAACCTATCAATGCTCCCCGCCGCGGCGGTAAATTCGCAAACGCAGTAAAGAAAATTGAAACCGTAGAAGAAGACACGATGAGGCCGCCAATGCGTGAAGATGATTCTCGAGCAGCCGCTTCTCGCCGCGCAGCCCAGCTGCGTGAGCATCTTGGCGACGTGGTAGACGCGCAAGATGATTTCTACATCCCGCTAGATGAAATCCCTGATGGCTGGACGTATGAATGGAAGCGCCACACCATTTATGGTCAGGAAGATCCTGCATATCAGATCCAGTTGGCTCGAGCTGGCTGGGAGCCTGTCCCTGTCGCGCGCCATCCATGGATGATGCCAAACAATACATCGACGCAGACGATTTTGCGTAAAGGCATGATCCTGATGCAATGCCCGACTGAGATTATTGATGAGCGCCGCGCGTCTGACCTACGCAAAGCACGCATGCAGGTAAGGGCAAAAGAGCAGCAAATTGCTGGCACGCCAGACGGCACAATGACGCGAGATGATGCGCGAGTTAAGCCGCAAATTAAGAAATCGTATGAAGCTATGCCAATCCCTGAGAAGTAATTTCTCTATAAATAAATGTGTTTTAAGGGGTCGGTTCGCCGGCCCCTTTACTTTTTGCTGTTGTTTATAGATAATAGGCGCAAGCTTTAATAGCCTGAGCTCCCCCGGCGTGGAGCATTAACAATCTTCCGGTTCTAAATTCGCCCCGGCGCGCGATGATGAGCCTCCTATATAAGGAGAACCCGTCATGGCGAATACGTTTGCGCCTTTCGGTTTTCGTCAATATAGCGGGAACGGTTCTGCCCCGACCTACGAACAGGTCGAAATGCAGATTGCGTCCAACTATACGACGCCTATTTTCTACGGTGATGCCGTCCTCCAGGACGCCAACGGCACGATCACACGCGCGGGTGACGCGCCGACGACGCAGCTTGCTGGTGTTTTTCAGGGCTGCAAATATCTTTCAGTCGCCCAGAAGCGCACTGTTTGGTCGAACTATTGGCCAGGTTCAGACAACAATGGCGTTGTCTATGCCTACGTCGTAAACGATCCAAACGCTCGTTTCCTTGTCCAAGCTGGCAGCACCACGAATGTGACGCAAGCTGGCGTTGGCGCTTCGATCTCGCTCGCTGGCGGTTCAAGCGGCAATACTTCATCCGGCATCTCTGGCATGTATGTTGAAACGCTTGGAACGTCTTCGACGGCTCCATTCCGCGTCATCAGTCTTGTCACTGATCCACCAGGCTCGAATGGCACTGATACGGCCTCGAACGCCAACTACGTTGTGGTTGGATTCTTGAACGTCTCAACCAAGACGCTTGTCACAATCTAAGGAGTAAGGACCAATGGCTGTTAATCTCTCTGCCATCAAAGACCTTCTCCTCCCCGGTCTCCGCGGGATTGAAGGCAAGTATGAGATGATCCCATCTCAATACGACAAGATCTTCACGAAACACGATTCCAAAATGGCGCTCGAGCGCACTGCGGAAATGCGTTTCTTGGGTCTTGCTCAGTTAAAGACCGAAGGCGCTCAAACGTCGTTTGATAACGCCGCAGGCGAACGCTACGTCTATAACCAAGAGCATACTGAAATTGCTCTCGGCTATTCGATCACGCGTAAAGCCATCGACGATAACCTGTATAAGTCACAGTTTATGCCGTCGAACCTCGGCCTCATTGAATCGTTCCAGCAGACGAAAGAAATCTACGGCGCTAACGTGCTCAACACGGCAACGACGTATAATGCTTCTGTCGGCGGTGACGGCGTTTCTCTTATTGCAACAAACCATCCGATCGATGGCGGCACGGTTGCAAACCGTCCTGCAGTTGATGTGGACCTCAATGAGAGCACGCTGCTTAACGCAATGATTTCGATCAGAACAAACTTTAAAGACCAAGCTGGTCTTAAAGTATTTGCTCGCGGTCGTCGTCTTGTTGTTCCGCCAGCTCTCGAGCCAACCGCAATTCGTCTGACGAAGACGGAACTGCGTCCTGGCACGGCAGACAATGACGTTAACGCGATCATGATGACTGCAGGCGGCTTGCCTGAAGGCTACATGGTCAACGACTTCTTGACGTCTGCATCTGCTTGGTTCTTGCTAACGAACATCGATGGCTTGAGCTACATGGAGCGCGTAAAGTTCGAAACTGACATGCAAGTCGATTTCGTAACTGACAATCTTTTGGTGAAGGGCTATGAACGTTATAGTTTTGGCTATTACAATTGGCGTTCAATATTTGGCTCTTTCCCAACCTAATATAAAATAACTCGCTGTATCTGAACAAGAAGGCAGCGAGTTATAAATATAAATGTCAGATTGACATTATATTTATCTAAAGTATAATCTCTAACTCTAATAAAAGAGAAGGGGATTTTGCAATGGTAAAAAATGTTGATCTGACATTTGAGTGTCTATCAGAGGTTCTGGATTATGATGCTGAAACAGGTTCTTTTACCTGGAAAGTGTCAACAAGTTCCAGGGCTCAAGTTGGTCAACGCGCCGGCGTTTGGCAGCGAATGCAAAATGGCAAGGATTATTATTCCATCACATATCGTGGAAGAAAAATATCCGGAGCTCAGGCGGCATGGCTTCTTTATTACGGCAAATGGCCAGATAGATCTGTGTTCTTTATAGATAACGATACGAAAAATCTTAAGATTTCTAACTTGAAGATGGCTGATCATAAAGCCGAAAGAGTTTTGAAAGAAGATGGTTCTATCGGCTATAAAATGAGTAAGGACCAACGGCGTCATTACGGATTGATGCGCTATTATGGCATTTCAATTGGTGATTACGCCGAAATGTATCGCAAGCAAGATGGTAAATGCGCTATTTGCCATCAGCCTGAGACTACAATGGATTATCGCGGAACTAAAAAAGATCTAGCAGTAGACCATTGTCATGAAACAGGTGCCGTGCGTGAACTATTGTGCTATTCTTGTAATAGCATGTTGGGACAGGCAAAGGATAATGTAGAAGTTTTATTGGCGGGTGCGGACTACATCAGAAAGCATTCTGGCAATAGAAGCCTTGGAACATCAGTTACGTCGACCGACCAAGCGGACGCTGCACAGACGACGTGACGAAACCTTGTGCAGGAGGATTATATGGGAACTACAACTTTTACCGGCCCTATACAGGCCGGCGACGTTTTAGACACGACTGGCTCAACGGCTGGTTCTGTTAAGAATGTTGGATATGTAAAAATGGCGCAGTCTGTTGCTATCACACAGTCTGCAACTGCTGCTGCAACTACTATTTGCATCCCAGCTGGTAGCCAGATTACCTCAATCACGGCGCTTGTTTCAGTAGCATTTAGTGGCGCGTCTGCTGGTTTGAATGTTGGAACGTCTGCAACGTCTACTGAGCTCGTTGCTTCTGCCAATTTCCTTCTCAGTGCTGTTGGTCTTTTTGCCGCTTCGCCGGGAACTGACGCAACGAGAACTGCAAATTGGGTTGATGTTGGCGCAGACGACGTCATCATCTACGTCAAGGCAGCTAACGCTATTTCGGTAACGACTGGCGCTGCTATTCTGACCGTTGAATACGTTCAAGCTATCAACCTAACGCCGTAATAGGAGGCTATGATGGGTGCTTACAAAGGTCCTGCTACAACCATTAAAGATGCTGAAAAGCGCGAAGAGTCCTTCAAAAAGGGCGGCAAAGCTGAAAAGGCTATGGGCGGCTGCATGAAGAAGGGCGGCAAAGCTCTTTTCTCTGAAGCTGCTAAAGGCAAGAAGCCTGCTCGCGCTTCTGGCGGCGGTGTGTTTTCGTCAGCTAAAGCTGGCACGCCTCGCGGAAAAGCTTCGCATTATTGATACAAGCGGCGGGGCGCAAGCCCCGCTTCTTTCTTGGAGACAGAGATGGCTAAAAGCCCTGCTTGGACGCGCAAAGAAGGAAAGAATCCTGAAGGCGGTTTAAACGCCAAGGGGCGCGCTTCTGCAAAGCGTGAAGGCCATAATTTAAAACCTCCAGTTTCTAAAGAGCAGGCTGCTACAAGCGATAAAGCAGCAGGTCGCCGCTCTTCATTTTGCGCTCGCATGACGGGCATGAAAAAGAAATTAACTGGTTCTGCAAAAGCTGCAGATCCAAACAGTCGAATCAATAAATCATTGCGCAAGTGGGACTGCTAATGAGCAAGCCGTTTTGGGAAAAAGATGCACCAAAAGACGCAAAGAGCAAGGCTTTAAGCGCAAAAGGTGTTAAGATAGCAAAAGCTAAGGCGCGAGCTGCAGGCCGCCCTTATCCGAATTTAGTAGATAACGTGGCTGCTGCTCGTGCCGGCCATACAAAAGGAAAACGCTGATGCAGCCAATTACCGTTACTGTCGGCCCACTTGCAGCGGCTTCGGCAAATAATATTGCATTAAGCCAGACGACTGCTGGCGCTGCAGATTTAACTCTTAACGGATCGCTGGTTACTAGCGGTGTTGCTACGCTTGATGAGCCGCGCCAGGTTTTAATCACCAACGTCGGCAATGACAGCGCACTTACATTTACTGTCTACGGAACATGGATCGGCGGACAGACGATTTCAGAAACGGTTCAAGGAACGAGCGGCAGTTCAGTCGCGACGACATTGGATTTTGCAACTGTTACGCGTGTCGCGGTTAGTGGCGCAACAAGCGTCAGTGGTGTGACGGTTGGAACAAACGGCGTTGCTGGATCTCGCTGGGTTCGCCTTGATAGTTGGGCAGATAGCAATACCGCAATTCAATGCAATGTTTCTGGAACAGCGAATTATACGGTTCAGGTTACAATGGATGATCCTAACAGCCCGACAAATCCAGTGGCTGTTGGCAATGTTTCATGGCTGAACACGAATGACACAGACGCGGTTACGGCGGTGGCAGACGTATTCACCAATTTTCAGTTTACGCCGACATTTGCTAGAATTTTGCTGAATAGCGGTTCTGGTTCTGTCGCGGCTACATTTGCTCAGTTTAACGTGGTAAACAAATGAGTGGACCTGCTTGGACACCTGAGACTGCTGCTATCGCTTCGACGACTATTCCCTACACGGGGGTGTCGGCGACATATGGCGTTCAAAATACGGATTGCGTCGTTAATTGCACGGCGAATACGTTTACCGTCACAATGCCAACTGCTGTAGGCAAAGAAGGGCAATATTTCATTATCAAGAATAGCGGAACTGGCATCATCACAATTGACGGTTACAATTCCGAGACAATTGATGGTCAGGCGACAAAGATTATGGCCGTTCAATACGAGTCATATTATCTTGTCTCTGATAACGCGAACTGGATTGTTATATAATGTCGTATCATACGCCTCCGGGCCCGCATGCTACTTTTTCAAGTTCTGCAACGCAGACAATTGCCAATGCCGCCAATGCTCAGGCGGTCACATACAATACGACGCTGGACGCAAGCGGCATTTTTCTTGCCGACAATACAAAAATTACGCTCCCGCAAGTTGGGAATTATTGCTTTACGTTCTCTGCCATTGGCCATAACTCTGGTTCAGCTAGTGCTAAGTGGCTAAATCTCTGGATCAGAAAAAATAACATTGATGAAGCAAATACGAGCACAAGAGTTGGGACGTCAAAAGATGCGCCAACGACCGTAGTTGCGACATTTATCGTTAGCTGCACAACCGCTGGCGATTATTTTGAAATGTGGATGGCCGGTCAAGATAATACCGCAGAAATTCTTGCAACCCCTGCGCAGGCTGCTGTTCCTTCTGTTTCTCCGGCTCAACCTGCTTGCCCTTCAATTGTTGTTGCTGTTTGGCAAATTAGCTAAGGATGCGTAAATGGCGACCAGCGGCACTTACACGTTTAATCCTGGCCTGGGTGAGCTAACGATTTACGCGTATCAGCTGATTGGTGTGCGGCCAACGGCATTGCTTCAAGAGCATATGGATTCGGCGCGACTGGCGACGAATATGATGTTTACGCGTTGGAGCAACCAAGGCGTAAATCTTTGGCAAGTGTCGCTTGTAACGGTGCCGCTTGTTGCTGGCACGGCGACATATAGCGTTGATGCAAGCACTGTTGTGATGCTTGACGCTTATATCGAGTATGGCACGCCGCCGATCGATCGAATAATTCTGCCGATCAGCCGCACAGAATATGCGTCATATCCAAATAAAACGCAGCAAGGCTTCCCTACAGTTTTCTGGTTTGATCGCTTGCTCTCTCCAACTGTAACAATCTGGCCGACGCCAGATGGAACGCAAACCAGTTTAAAATATTATAAGGTTGATCGTCTTCAGGACGCCAATATGAATGGCACGCAAGAAGTCGATATCCCGCCAATATGGCTGGAGGCCATGGCTTATGGTCTTGCTGAAAGGCTTGCTCTTATTTGGGCCCCGGAAAAAGTCGCCATCATGAAGCCGATGGCTGATGAATCGTATCAAATTGCTGCTTCACAGAATATAGAGACGGCCCAACAATATATCTCGCCTCAGCTTAGTGGATATTGGCGATGAGGCCTCATGGGCGCGCTAGAGTAAGTTCGAGAAATCCAAGAGCCTTTGCCATTTGTGATCGGTGTGGGTTCCTAATGAACCACGATCGGCTGTCTTGGCAGTTTGATTGGGCCGGTGCGTCTTTAATTAATAAACGCATTCTTGTTTGCGAAACATGCAACGATGTTCCACAGCAGCAGCTGCGCGCTATTGTCTTGCCGGCTGATCCTGTGCCAATCATGAATCCGCGTATCCAAGATTATAATACTGCAGAATCCGATTATCGCCTTACTCAAGGCAATACGACCAATACGCAGACGGGTATACCTGTCCCTGGAGGCGATACGCGTATTACGCAAAATAATAATACGCGCGTGACACAACAAGTTGGCGGGACAAGAGCCGATCGCAGCCAGCAGCCAGGTCTTGATCAAAATGCAGTCATGCCGCTTCAAGGAACAACTGCATATTATGTAACATTGCCGCTCGTTTCTGTTACTTCCGACGGCGCAGGTATCGCGACCGTTACTTGTTCTTCTGCTCATGGTCTTTCGACTGGAGATCAGATCTCAGTTGAAGGCTTATCAACGGCGACAGCAAATGGCTTTTATACTGTCACCGTTACGACAGCGACATCTTTCACATACCAGTTAAATCCTGTATTATCGGCGGGATCTTTACTGACCGGAACGACTAAGATGGTAACGACGAATGTCGGCCTTCCATACGATACCGATCAGATACCGCAGACGGGGCCGCTATAAATGTCGAATATCCAAATCCCCAATCTTCCAGCTGCGGTTGCTTTAAACGGAACAGAACAGCTCGAGGCAGTTCAGGCCGGCACATCGGTTCGCGTTACGTCTGCGCAACTTGCTGGATTAGGCGTCACGGGACCAACGGGATATACGGGACCCGCAGGCCCTACAGGCCCCACGGGCTATACAGGGCCTACGGGCGCTACGGGCGCAGCCTCAGATGTTACCGGACCAACTGGCTACACGGGACCAACCGGCCCAACCGGCGCTACGGGCGCAGCCTCGACTGTTACAGGCCCTACGGGCGCTACGGGAGCCACGGGCGCAGCAGGAGCCACGGGCGCTACGGGAGCTACGGGAGCCACGGGAAGCGTTGGTGCAACGGGACCTACGGGCGAGACGGGCGCTACAGGACCCACGGGCGCACAGGGCGCAGGCGGCGGAATTGGACCTACGGGATATACGGGACCTACGGGAGCCACGGGACCTACGGGAGCGACTTCAACAGTTCCCGGCCCCACGGGCGCTACTGGACCTGCTGGCGCTGGTATTTCCTATAAGGGAACCGTTGCCAATGCTGCGGCATTGCCGGGTTATCCAAGCTCATATACTGGCGCGACGGGTGACGCATATGTCACATTAAACGATCAGCATCTTTGGGTATGGGACGGAACAACTTGGGTCGATAACGGCGCAATTGCGACTGTTACGGGGCCCACGGGCGCAGCTGGCGCTACAGGGCCAACAGGCGCAACAGGCGCAACAGGCGCAACAGGCGCTGCTTCTACGGTTACGGGGCCTACGGGCGCTACAGGACCCACGGGAGCGGCAGGAATTTCGGGGCCTACGGGCGCTACGGGAGATACGGGACCTACGGGCGCGACGGGCGCGACGGGTGCCGCATCAACTGTTACTGGCCCAACTGGAGCAACCGGCCCAACAGGAGAGGCATCAACCGTTACCGGACCAACGGGCGACATAGGCCCTACAGGCCCAACGGGCGCAACAGGCGCTGCTTCTGATGTTACTGGGCCTACGGGTGCGCCTGGGGCTACAGGGCCAACTGGCTGGACGGGGCCTACGGGCGCAGGCGCGTCTATTTCGATCTCTAATGATACGACGACGACGGGTCCTGAGTATCCTGTGTTTTCTGCCATTACTGGCGGAACGCCGACAGACTTTTATACGTCTAGCCCCAATTACACGTTCTCGCCTTTAACGGGAATATTAACGTCGATTGCGATGGCGTCATCTAATGGCATAACGATGAACGCGATTACTGTATCGTCTAATATAACGATACCGACGGGGTATAATGGTCTTTCTGGTGGGCCTGTTGCGGTAGACGCTGGCGTAACCGTAACGCTTTCCGCCAATTCAACTTGGACAGTAACCTAATGGCTACTATTACGCTCAATGGCTCGACATCTGGCTATGTGAACTTAACTGTTGCTGCAACGGTTACGTCTTACACTTTTCAGTGGCCATCGGCTGCGCCAGCAACAAATGGCGCTCTTCTTTCTTCGACGACTGCTGGCATTGGCTCTTGGACTACTGCTGTCTTCCCAACAACCGCTGCTGCTGGAACTGTTTTAGCTGCTGCAACTGCAAACACAATTAGCGCAACTGCTACGCCAACATTAGGTATTGCTGGAACGACAGCTGGCACATTAACGCTTTCTGGCGCGACAAGCGGCACGGCTGTTTTGCAGACTGCCGCTGCTGCTGGTTCATATACCTATACGCTGACGAATCCTGGCGTTAACGTCAATGTTGGCTACTTGGAAGTTCCGCAAAACTCGCAAGCAGCTGGTTATACGGTTGTTCTTTCTGATAGCGGCAAGCATATCTATGCATCATCTGCTGGCACATTTACGATACCTGCAAACTCAGGCGGCAGTAGCGTTGCTTTCCCAATTGGAACGGTATTGACGTTTATTAATATGAATGCTGGTAGCTGCACAATCGCCATAACGACAGACACAATGTATCTTGCAGGAACCGGAACAACTGGATCGCGCACACTTGCACAATATGGCATAGCGACTGCCATTAAGATGACCTCAACGACATGGCTGATTAGCGGTTCGGGATTGACCTAATGAGCGGCGTTCTCAATCTGCTTCTGGCGAGTGGGGCAGCAAGATATACTATTGTTGAAAATTTCCTTGCGTCTGGAACTTGGGTCGCGCCTACAGCTGTTACGCAGATTGATAGCTATTTAATTGTTGCAGGCGGTGGCGGCGGTGGTGGTGCATCTGGGCCTGGCGGCGGACGCGGCGGCGGTGGTGCAGGTGGATTTATCACCGGCTCAAATTTAGCGGTTACAGCAGGATCTTCTTATACCGTAACCGTTGGCGGCGGCGGCGCTGGAGGTCCTGCAAGTGAACAAAACGGTGTTCAAGGAAGTAGTAGCTCGTTCCCAGGCGTTACTACTGCTGTAGGCGGCGGATTTGGTAACGGATACGTCTCTCCATACACGGGCGGATCTGGCGGATCAGGCGGCGGTGGCGCTCAGTTTGGGTATGCTGGAGGACCTGGAACATCAGGCCAGGGCAATACCGGAGGGGCTGGAGCACCTAATCCTGGCGGCAATACTGGCGGCGGCGGTGGTGGTGCCGGAAGCGTAGGTGGTGTCGGTTCTGGTAATAACGGCGGCAATGGTGGAACTTCTTCGCCATATAGCGGGACAACTTATTCCGGTGGTGGCGGCGCTGGCGGGTATGCTGGCGGCACAAATGGGTTAGGCGGCGGCACACCTACAACTGTCAATAAAGGCGGTGGCGCTGATGGTCGGCAAGGTGCTGGAAGTGGTAACGCGGGAACCGCAAACACAGGCGGTGGCGGAGGCGGTGGTGGCTCTGGATCTGCTGGCGGCGCTGGCGGTTCTGGTATTGTTATTCTCTCATACAAAATAGCTAGAGCCACATCGGTCACATTTAACTCAACTGCCACAATAACAATTCCAACCGGCTGCACATCAATTGATTATTTATGCGTTGCAGGGGGCGGTGGTGGCGGCGGTCAATACTATTCCGGCGGTGGTGGTGCTGGTGGTTTTAGAACAGGAACAAGCATTGCTGTTACTGCCGGTAATACATTAACCGCTACAATCGGCGCGGGTGGCGCTGGCGGGTCTACGACAGGCGTTGCTGGCAGCAGTGGGTCCACTACAACTTTATCTGGAACCGCTCCTTTTACAACAATTACATCTACTGGCGGCGGCGGTGGTGGATCATATAATTCTGTAGGAACCGGATCGAATGGTGGATCGGGAGGCGGAAACTCTGGATATTTTACAGGGACTGCGGGGCAGGCGTCTCCCTCTGGGCAAGGTAATAATGGCGGTTCTGGTGCCACTTACGGTGGCGGTGGCGGTGGTGGAGCAGGTGGAACGGGTAGCAACGGCACTGCTGCGAATGGAGGAAATGGCGGAATTGGATCGCCTTATGGTGGCAGCCCATACGCAGGCGGCGGCGGTGGTGCTGCCTATAGCGGGACAACCGTAGGTAGCGGCGGTTCTGGCGTAGGAGGCTCTGGCGGCTCCTATGCTATAAATCCTACGGCAGGCTCTCCTAATACAGGCGGTGGGGGAGGCGCTGCGTCTGGATATTCGCCGCCAACGCCTCCAGCAAATGCCGATAGAGGGGCTGCTGGAGGCTCTGGCATCGTAATCATCAAATTTAATTAGCAAGAAATAAGTGGCTCAATCGGCGCATAGCTGTTAAAATTTTCTAGAGGTCTGCAATGGTTGCAACAGTAAAATGCGATACGATCACGAATGCCGCAAACACCGGCGCGGCGAACCTGTCGCTTGACGCCAGTGGTAATGTTGTAATTGGCAGCGGCTTAACGGTCACTGGCACAACGACTATGACGGGCGGCACCGCTTCAGCCAAATTTATTGGCTCCACAAGCGGCACCATAACCTTGCAGGCGACGGCAATCGCCGGGACGAACACGTTAACGCTTCCTGCCGTAACAGGCACACTGATAACGTCTTCCGCTCCTGCAATAACTAATCCAACAATTACTGATTATATTGAGACCTATTATAATATCGGAACCGTTACGACGACGGCTTCTCCTACGCTTTCAAATGGAACTGTGCAAACATTGACGCTTACGGCATCAACGACTTGCACAGTAACGATGCCAACAGCGACTGCCGGTAAATCGTTTCTCTTGCTTGTGCGCCAAGCTGCATCAACAGGTAATGGCGCGATCACATGGTCAACGGTAAAATGGGGGACGGCTGGAACGCCAACGGTAACAGCTACAGCTGGCAAGATGGATATCTTCACATTTGTTGCTGATGGCACAAATTGGTATGGATCTGCGGCACAGGGATATACCCCCTAATGTTTTCCTCGCTTAATTTCTTTCTGGCCAGCAGCAGCGGCTACACAATTATTGAGAATTTCCTCGCCTCTGGCAGCTGGGTTGCACCTACAGGTGTAACAAGCGTCGATTATCTTGTCGTTGCTGGCGGTGGCGGTGGCGGTTTTTCCAGTGGTGGTGGTGGTGCTGGCGGCTTTCGTGCTGGCACTGGATTGGCTGTTACGGCAGGCACCACATATACAGTAACGGTTGGGGCAGCAGGTTCAGGTGGAGGATATTTTGGTGGTGGCGGTCCTTATTTAGGTGGAGATGGGTCAGCATCCACTTTTTCTTCTATTACATCAGCAGGCGGTGGAAAGGCCGGAGCTTACACAGGCCAACCAAATGGTTCTGCTGGTGGATCTGGCGGTGGCGGTGCTGTTCTTGGCTCCGCAACATCTGGCGGGGCTGGGAATACTCCATCAACAACACCATCCCAGGGGAGTGCTGGGGGTGGGACTACTGGAGCGGCTCCTAATTATGGCGGCGGCGGCGGCGGCGGCGCTTCGGCAGGTGGCGGCACCGGAACGGGCTCCGTAGGAGGCGCTGGAGGCGCTGGAACTGCTTACAGCGGAACACCATACGCAGGCGGCGGTGGTGGCGGAACATTGCCTGGAACTTCTTCTGGGGCTGGCGGGTCTGGAGGAGGAGGCGCTGGGGGGAATCCAGGCACTGCTGGAGCCGCGAATACAGGCGGCGGCGGTGGCGGAGGAAATCAATCCGGCGTTCCTGCAAACGGCGGCGCTGGCGGCTCTGGAATTGTAATTCTCTCCTATTCAATCGCCAAAGGCACATCGGTTACATTCAAATCTACATCTCAATTTGTAGCACCTACAGGCTGCACATCGGTTGATTATCTTGTTGTTGCTGGCGGCGGTGGCGGCGGATCATACGGCGGCGGCGGCGGAGCCGGTGGATATAGATACGGCTCTGGGTTGTCAGTAACTGCTGGAACTTCTTACACTGTAACTGTAGGCGCTGGCGGCTCTGGTGGCTCTTATTCAGTTAAGGGAACGCCCGGCAGTTCATCGACATTTTCAACAATTACATCTGCGGGTGGCGGCGGCGGAGCGTCTGACGGAACAAACTATTTAGGTATAGCCGGGGGCTCTGGCGGCGGTGGCGATGTCTCTGCGGGTAACTTTGGCGCAGGCAATACGCCTGCAACAACGCCATCGCAAGGCAATAATGGCGGAGGTGGCCTTAGTGCCTCAACTGGCGGTGGCGGCGGTGGCGCTGGCGGCGCTGGATCACCAGGCAGCCCAGGTCCACCAAATGGCGGTGCTGGTTCAAGCGTAAGCCCTCTTGCAGGCACGTTGGCTGGCGGCGGCGGCGGTGCAGGCGCAGGAACGCCAGGCACTGGAGGATCGGGTGGCGGCGGTAATGGAGCGGCTCCCGGTGGCGTGGGAACAGTAAACACTGGCAGCGGCGGCGGTGGCGGGAGCTATCCTGGCGCCTATACTCCAGGTGGCGCAGGCGGCTCCGGAATCGTAATTATCAAATTCAACTAATGAGAAGAAGGGGTCTCAAAAGATGAAAAAACCAGAGAATGCGAAGATATATAGGCTAATGGGTATTGATACGGCCATGCATTTATTGCGTCCCGGCGCTGCTTGGGAAATCAGCAATAATCAGTTTACGCGCTGGGAGGATGATCGTCCTTGCCCGACGATTGAGGAAGTTTACGAAACGATTGAAAAGATCAAGGCGTTTGAGGACAGCATCCCAACAATCTGGACTGAAAAGCAGCTAGAGGAAATGGGTATTAAATATGCTGAATTAGAGGAGGCTCTTGGTGATAATTGAGAACCTCTACCCAACGCCAATTGGCTTTTTTAAATATGAAGAGGGCCTGACTGAGGCGCAGAAAGACTTTCTGGTAAATCAGGAACAGCGGCCCAATGATGGCAATACAAGCAGCGTCGATAAGTATATTTTGAAGCAGAAGAAGATCGCAAATCTCACAACATTTATTGAGAAATGCGTCCATGAATATCTCATGGCGACGATCTGCCCGAAGAACGATGTTCGCCTGCGGATCACGCAATCATGGCTGAACTGGACCAAGCCGGGGCAGTTTCACCATAAGCATGCACACCCTAATTCGCTTATCAGCGGCTGCTATTATGTGAATGCTGATAAGGAAAGCGACAAAATCTTCTTCTACAAAGATGGCTATCAGAGAATTAAGTTCCCGCCTGTCGAGTGGAATAGTTACAATTCTGAGAGTTGGTGGTATCCTGTAGGAACTGGCGACATTGTTCTTTTCCCGTCTGAATTGACCCATATGGTTCAGCCAGTAGGCGGAGAAGATACAAGGATCAGCATAGCTTTTAACACCTTCCCTGTCGGGCATGTCGGGGACGAAGACGAACTAACCGCACTTTATTTAGGAAAGTAACATGGCGCATTTTGCTGAACTTGATAACAACGACGTCGTTCTTCGCGTGATCGTCGTCTCTAATGCCGATACTTCAACGCCTGATGGCACAGAAGTGGAGAGCATTGGCATTGCTTTCTGCCAACGCCTGTTTGGCGGCAACTGGAAGCAAACAAGCTATAACGGCAATTTCCGCGTTCGATATGCGGGTATTGGTTATACCTACGATTTCACGCTTGACGCGTTTATTCCGCCGAAGCCTTATCCTTCTTGGGTTTTAAGCCCAGTGACGGTTGATTGGGAAGCGCCTGTTCCTTATCCAACGGATGGCAAGGTTTATTCTTGGAATGAAGGCACGTTGTCATGGCAGTTAGTTGAGCCACAACCGGGAGCATAATTATGCCTCTTACGTTAAATGGAACTACGGGCGTTGATCTTCCTGCAACTGCGACGGCTGTCGTCAATTTTAACGGCTCTTCTAGCGGCACGGTAGCAGTAAAAGCCCCGGCTGTTGCTGGAACAAACACGCTCACACTTCCGGCTGCTACCGGAACCGTCTCCACGACCGGCTTCTCCGTGGCGATGTCGATAGTCTTCGGAGGATAAAATGGCCAATCCTAATATTGTTAACGTCACGACTATTCTTGGCGTTACAACTTACCTTACGCCCAGCGGCACAAGCGCAGTTTCGTTGCTGAATAATGCCGCGTCTTCTGGCAAGGTTTTTAAAATCGAAAGCTTAGTTGCTTCGAATAATACAGGTTCAGCAGCAACTACCACAGTTTCGTATTACTCAAATGCAACGGTGCAAGGTAGTGCGCCATCTGGTGGAACTGCGTATCCAATTTGCACAGCCGTTACTGTTCCTGCCAATGCTTCATTAGTTGTTATTGAAAAAACTAACGGCATTTATTTGATGGAAAACGCCTGCATATCTGTGACATCAGGAACCGGCAGCGCAATCTCCTACACTGTTTCTTATGAGGACATTTCCTAATGTCACGCAGACTGAACGGCGGCGTTCTTGGCCCTAACAATACGCCAACAACAACTGTTGCATCCGGCGTTTGGTCTTTATTGGCGCAGCAAATTTATCGCAGCCAAGGAATTTGGCCTTTGCCGACTGCGACTATTATTCAGTCATTTACTGCTTCAGGCAATTGGGTTTGCCCCACAGGCGTTTCAACGGTTGATTATTTAGTTGTGGGGAGCGGCGGCGGCGGCGGAAATAACGTCGGCGGCGGCGGCGGTTCAGGTGAAATGAAAAGCGGATCTTTATCCGTTAGCGCCGGAACACCTTATACAGTAACTATAAACGCCGGGGGTGCCGGTGGAGCGACAACAAATGCCGCTGGCACAGACGGCGGCTCATGTGTTTTTTCTTCTGTAACATCAATAGGCGGCGGCGGCGGCGGTGCTTATTCTACTAATTTGAATGGCCGTAGCGGTGGTTCTGGCGGCGGTGCAGGCGGTGGCGGTGGCACTGGAGGATCTGCTACAGGCGCAGGCAAAGCAGGAGGTAATAGCGGCACTGGAGCGGCTGGCGGCACAGGCGGCGGTGGTGGTGGCATGGGCACAGTTGGTGCGGTTGGTAAAACAACAGGCACCGGCAATGGTGGCGATGGATCTTCGTCATCTATATCAGGAACACCTACAACTTATGCGGGCGGTGGCGGTGGCGGCATTTATATATCTGGCACGGCTGGGTCAGGGGGGTCAGGCGGCGGCGGAGCAGGTGGATCTGCCGGATCTGCCGGGTCTGTTGGCAGTGTTAATACTGGCGGCGGCGGCGGCGGCGGCGGTAATAACGGAGGAACGGCATTTAATGGCGGTAACGGCGGCTCCGGCATAGTCATACTTTCATATCAGCAACCAATTTCAAACAACGTCGCCATTTTCTATTCATCGGGAACGGTGACGATACCTGCTGGCTGCACATCAATTGATTACCTTGTTGTCGCTGGTGGTGGTGGAGGAGGATGGGGCGGCGGTGGAGCAGGCGGGTTTAGAACGGGAACTGCCGCAGCTGTAACGGCTGGATCTTCTTATACTATTACGGTCGGCGCTGGCGGCGCTTTGGGTGCAGGCGGTGGCGGCGGAAGCGCAGGCGGAAGCTCCTCTATTTCTGGCCCCGGCGGATTTTCTCCAGCAATCACATCAGCTGGCGGCGGTGGTGGGGGTGGATCTAATCAAAACGGAACAGCAGGCGGGTCTGGCGGCGGCGGTGGAGTAAATAATTTTCAAACGACTGTTTATACTGGCGGTGCTGGTAATACGCCTCCTGCGCCATCTGCTGGTGGCAACGGTGCTCCAGCTGTTGCATATCAAGGTTTTACTGGTGGCAACACAGTAGCAACTAATCCTAATGCTTATGTAAACGGCGGCGGTGGCGGTGGAGCCTTCGCAGCTGGAGCAACGGCTCCTGCGCCGGGTAATGTTGGTGGCGCAGGTGGCGCAGGACAGGCTTCTACAATTACTGGGCCATCTGTTACTTATGCTGGCGGCGGTGGTGGTGGAGGAACTGCTTCTGGTGGTTTGGGTGGATCAGGTGGTGGCGGAAATGGAACATCAACCAATGGTGTATCCGGCACAGCAAACACAGGAGGCGGTGGTGGTGGCGGGGCTTCTGGTGCCTACAACGGCGGCATCGGCGGCTCTGGCGTAGTCATCATCAAGTTCAATTAATATCAACATTCTCAGAAGGGGGAGAATGTGCTTCCAATTGTCACTTGCACAGTGGACGGAAAATGTCTGCCCGTTCTACGGGCAAGCATCAAAGCATACGCGCCTGATGTCCCGCATCTAATATACAGCCCAAAGCAAGAGACATCCGCCAAATCATATGACTTTGCGCTTAAAATAGCTTTTCAAGAATATGATGAAGTAATCGTCTGCGCTGATGATCTGGTTTTAACGCCCGATAGCTATCGCTTGCTATGTGAGGATATTGAAAATCTAAAAGCCATACACGGCGATAAACTAGGCTTTGTCGCGGCACACACTGACTTCACGCGCTACACACAAAATATACGCTATCAGCAATCGCCATCAGACAAATTAGAATATGGCAAATGGTCTTGGGAGCATGAATGCCGCCCAATCAAAAGACTAAGCCCAATATTCCATTATCTATCTAAAAAAATGTATGAGGATACATTCCTGCCGCCAATTGAATGGTATAGCGACGACGTCATGTGCGAGGATTTAAATGCGAAAGGATACACGCATTATATTTCTCGCGCTTATGTGCATCACGCAGGCTCGCAGACATTAGGACAAAACACGCAGAAGCTGCATGACGACGCCATGCCGTGGCTGATAAAGAACCGCCCACAATATTTGGATCTATTTTTTGGAGAAGGGGCCAGAAAAAAGATGGAAAAGAAATTAAAGATCGCAGTCTACACAATAACAAAAAATGAAGATCAATTCATAAAAAGATGGGCCGACTCAGCACGAGATGCTGACATGATGCTCATTGCCGATACTGGATCAACGGATGATACAGTAAAGATCGCAAAGGAAAACGGTGTCACCGTTCATGAGATCTGCGTTACGCCTTGGCGCTTCGATCATGCGCGTAATGCCTCTCTTGCTCTTATTCCTCGCGATATGGACGTCTGCATTTGTCTTGACGCGGATGAGGTTATGGAACCCGGCTGGCGGGAGGAAATAGAACGCGTTTGGACGCCTGAGACGACGCACTTACGCTATAAGTTTGATTGGAGCTTGGGGATCGTTTTCTACTCAGAAAAGATCCACGCCCGTCACGGCTATTACTGGCACCATCCCTGCCATGAGCACATAAGGGCTGATCTGAGGATTAACGAAGTGTGGGCGCACACTGACTTTTTGCTCATAACGCATCATCCTGACCCCACAAAAAGCAGGGGTCATTATATGGAAACGCTGGAGCTATCGGTCAAAGAAGATCCACACTGCCCACGAAACGCCTTCTATTATGCGCGTGAGCTCTATTTCTATAACCGCTATGAAGAGGCGATTGAGGCGCTCAACCGCTATCTGAAAATGCCAGAAGCGACTTGGGTCAACGATCGCTGCTACGCCATGCGCGTCTTGGGCCAATGCTATGCGGCGCTTGGAGATCAAGCGACGGCTGAAGGCTGGTATCACAAGGCGGCTGCTGAAGCGCCACACACGCGCGAGCCTTGGGTGGCGCTGACTAAATTATATTATGAACAGAACAAATGGGCGGAAAGTTATGGGACTGCGATGCGCGCCCTATCTATCAAAAATAAAGAATTAGTTTATACTACTGACCCATCTTCTTGGGGAGCCCTCCCGCACGATCACGCCGCAATTGCCGCGTATCGTCTTGGGCTGAAGGAAGCGGCGATAGAACAGGGCAGGCTCGCCTGTGAGCTTGATCCAGACGACAAGCGACTACAGGAGAATCTCCTGTGGTATACGGGCGAGAAAGAATAATGGACTTTCAAAATATCCTTAACCTTGGCGTTGGCGCGGCAATAGCTGTTTTTGGATGGTTTGCCAGAGAGTTATGGGTAGCAGTCAAAGAGCTTAAAGAAGACATTCATAAGATTGAGGTTGAGCTTCCAAGCCATTATTTGCGCAAGGATGAGTTTGCCGAAGCTATGAAAGAAGTAAAAGAAATGCTTGGTAAAATATTCGATAAGTTAGACGATAAGGCCGACAAATGAAGGAAAATTATCCGCAAGCTCTTAAACAAGTTTTAAAGTATGAGGGCGGCTATGTCGACCATCCGAAAGATCCGGGCGGCCCTACTAACAAAGGAATTACGCAAGCGGTCTATGACGCTTGGCAAAAGAAAAATGGTCTCCCAACCCAAAGCGTTCGCAACATCAGCGATGCAGCTGTGGCGGCAATTTATAAACAGCAATACTGGGATGCTATTTCTGGAGATGATTTGCCCTCTGGCGTTGATTTTGCTGTGTTCGATTTTGCAGTGAATAGCGGCGTATCAAGAGCGGCCAAATATCTGCAAGCAGTAGTTGGCGTCACGCAAGATGGCCAGATTGGGCCTCAGACGATACAGGCCACCAAGACTTTCGTCGCAATGGCCGTGACCAATAAGCGCCTTGCATTCATGCAAAGCCTGTCGATTTGGTCAACATTCGGCAAGGGCTGGTCCGCAAGAATAGCTGATGTAAAGAATCAAATTTTGGCTTTGACTAAGTAGGAGAGACTAATGAGCGGTATTTTTAGAAATCTTCTTACGACTATCCCTGGCATTTTTGCACTGATCACGGTCGGCATTCAAGCTTGGCAAACTAAAACCATTGATTGGCCAACTCTTCAGAATGCGCTGATCGGCGTCGGTCTTGTTTTCGCTAAAGACTTTAACGTAGTCGGTAAATGATCTACGCAATCCTGACGGTTATTGGCAGCCTATTTGCGGCTGCCGGTAAGATGTTTGATTGGCTTTATGCCAAGAACCTTGTTGATGCAGGTAAGACGCAGCAACAGGTGGCAGACTTAAAGGCGCAGATAGATGCGGCACATAAAGCCCTTGAAGCCCGTCTGGCTGTTGAGCGCGAGCGTCAGCTTAATCCTGGCGGGGTGCGCGACGACGACGGGTTTAGACGCCCCGATTAGCGAGCAGGCGACATTTTGCGCAACAGCAAAACCCATTTACTGGAGCTCAAAAGACACAGACGCAACGATCTGGGAAGCCAAAGAGCACAACCGGATCGGAAAGGAACTATGCGGATGGGGTCGCAAGTAGCTTTCGGGCCCTGTCTTATGGTAAACTGCCCTAAATTATGGGGTTCTAGATGACGACAGGTCTTAGCTTTAACGGCACGCCGGCTACGGGCGCGAACTATTTGAACCAAATAGCTACGATGGCAGTCGTCGATACGACTGACCCTAATTTTTTGACCATCCTCCCGGCGATGATTTCCTACGCCGAAAATAGAATATATCGAGATCTCGACTTTCTGTTCACGTCAATCTCGACCACGTCCTACACGCTCACCACGGGCAATCGGCAGCTATCTGTCCCAGCCGGCACATTTGTTGTGCCCGAGCAGATTAACGTCTTAACGCCGATCGGCGTGTCTGACCCTAACGCGGCAATACGATATCCTCTTTTGCCGACGACAAAAGAATTTCTAGACGCCGTCTATGGTGATTACACCTACACGGCGATGCCAAAATATTTCTGCCCGTTCGATGATTATACTTTTTACGTCGGACCCTTCCCTGATCAAAATTACACTGTCGAATTAGTTGGAACTTATCGCCCACAGAGCCTTGGCCCTGGTGCGTCTGATGCAACATTCTTGGCAAATTATATAACCTATACAGGTGCTGCATATCCTAATTTTGCAAGCACAACGACGACAACATTTATCAGTCTTTACCTGCCTGAATTAATGATATTGGCAAGCATGATCTATATTGCTGCCTATCAGCGCAACTTCTCAAGCGCGCTAGGCAATGATCCACAAATGCCAATCACATATGAGACGCAGTATCAAACACTGTTGAAGAGCGCGATGTCTGAAGAAAACCGCAAGAAGTTCGAGGCGGCTGCGTGGTCATCGCAAAGCACTTCTACAACCGCTACGCCGACACGGTGATATAGATGCCGCATTCAACGCTAAAGCTTATCCCTGGCGTAGATCAGAATCGCACGCTTGCATTAAACGAAGCCGCGATATCTGAAAGCAATCTTATACGTTTTGTCCCTGATAAGCAGAATATTGCGCTTGTTCAAAAGCTAGGCGGATGGGTTAAATATTTTAATGCCGCTCTTCCAACTGTCGTCAGGGCTCTATGGGCATGGGAAGATACAAACGCGACAACATATCTTGGCGTAGGCGCAGAAGGCGATGCAAATAACGGCGCTGGTCTTTCTGTTATTTCAAACGGCCAGAGAGAAGTTTTAACGCCAACAATCACTGAACTTGATCTTGGCATTTATACGCAGTCTGCAAGTATTTATACGCCGTTTTTCTTTGCCTGCACTGGTGCCGCTTCTGGCTCAACGGCGACAATAACGATTACGGGCTATCATTTCTTTGAGATAGGCGATTACATTTATATTACTGGCATGTCAGATTCCTATTACAACGGATCATTCGTTGTAACGGCAGTTCCTGCCTATAATCAGTTTCAATTTACAATCTCCACACTTGCGGCCGCTACGGCTACGGGCGGAAGCGTAGGCTATGGCAACGGCTTTGTTACAAGAGCTGGATCTGCAACGGTAGATGTTTATATCCCGGGCTCTAATCTTAATAGCTACAGTTCAATTTATATTAAAACGCCAATAAGCGTTGGTGGCATTGTTTTATTTGGTTTGTATAGAACGCAATATGTCAGCATAAATAACTTTCAAATCACTGCTCGAGATGCTTTAGGCGATCCTCAGCCTGCCGTTACTAATTCAGCGTCAGTAAATCCTGGCTTGGGCGATATGCCTGTGTTCAGATTTACGAATGAACAATCGATAGTTTATGTATATTTCCCCAATCATAATTATCAGGCTGGAGATATATTTCCAGTAATTGATGCCGTTGATGCCGGCACGGTTCGCCTTCTTGGTAATTATACCGTCTTGAATGTTGGCGATGAAAACGGTGCTAACGCGACAACGCAATTTAGTATTGGCGCTGATAATACGGCGACAAGAGCAACGCCAATATATTTTGAGGGCACTGGAACAGTGGCATCCGTTCGCGTTCCGCTGGGATATGGCGTAACAAGAGGCGATTCTATAACGATCGAAAACTGTCCAACGGCTGGATATAATGCAACCAATACACGCGTTGTAGATGTATCAACGACATCAACATACACAGAAATAAAATATTTAAACGCAACGACAACTGTCGTTTCTACAGGGCTGCAATCCTGCACGCTACTTGTCACATACGCTCTTTCGAATGCAGGCTTTGCTGACATTGTTGTTTATCGCTCACCTGCTCCTCTTCCGACCGGCACAGGATTTGGCGTTGGCGGATATGGCGTTGGCGGTTTTGGAAATGGCGTTATCCCGCCAAGTCCATCTGCAGCGACAACGGCAACGTCTGGAACAGGTTCTGTCGTTACGATCACATATAATTCAACAAATTTATTTAATGTTGGCGATCAGGCTTTAATAAGCGGCGTAACGCCAACGGGATACAACGGCCTTTATACAGTCACCTCAATACCAGCAACGAATCAGATTACCTTTGCAGGCACAACGACTGGATCTCAGACAGTCGCAGGAACTGTTACCAATCTTACAACAGCTGGCGCACCGATTACTGTCACAGAATGGACGCTGGACAACTGGGGATCAGATTTCCTGTCATGTCCTGTGGGAGATGGCATATTTATTTGGAGCCCAGATACAGGCTCTTCTCTCGCTTCAATTATTGCAGAAGCCCCTCCTGTAAATGACGGCATGTTTGTCGCCATGCCTCAGCGTCAAATTATTGCCTGGGGCTCTACATTTACTGGCATTCAAGATCCATTGTTGATTCGCTGGTGTGATGTTAATGATTACACATCATGGATTGCTCTGCCGACTAATCAAGCCGGATCATATCGTTTGCCACGCGGTTCTCGAGTTGTTGGCTGTATCCAAGGCCCGCAACAAGGTCTTGTTTGGACCGATTTAGCTGTATGGGCCATGCAATATGTTGGCCCTCCTTACGTCTACCAGTTCAACGAAGTCGGCACAGGTTGCGGCCTTATCTCGCGTAAGGCAGCTGCATCCATGAACGGCATTGTTTATTGGATGAGCCAAAGCCAGTTCTTTATGCTCGGCTCAAGTGGCGTTGAAATAATTTCATGCCCTATTTGGGACGTGATTTTCCAAGACTTAGATACAAGCAATTTGGACAAGATCCGCGTTGCGCCTAATTCGCGCTTTAGTGAAATTACTTGGTATTATCCAACGCTGAGTAACGGCGGCGAAGTAAACGCTTACGTTAAATATAATATTGCTCTTCGTCAGTGGGACTTTGGCACGCTTTCAAGAACGGCTTGGATCAATCAGTCTGTTCTTGGTCCGCCAATCGGCGCTGGCATAGATGATCAAGGAACTTATTATATTTACCAGCATGAAATAGGCCAAGATGCTGACGGCCAAGCTATGGAGAGCTCATTCCAGACTGGTTACTTTGTTATCTCTGATGGCGAATTTAAATTGTTCGTTGATCAAGTATGGCCTGACATGAAATGGGGCCTCTACAATGGCAACCAGAATGCGCATATACTGCTTACATTCTATGTGACGGACTATCCTGGTCAGACGCCAAGAACATATGGTCCTTACAACATATCAATAGACACAGAATTTATCTCTCCTCGTTTCCGCGGCCGCCTTTTGTCGATAAAGATACAAAGCGATTTAAATGAAACAGGAACTTTCTGGCGTCTTGGAGCCATGCGGTATCGCTTCGAACAAGATGGGAAGTTCTAATTGGCTACGCTCGACGATATTCTCACCACACAGAAAAATGGCGTTGTCGCCATCAACAATTTATCTCAATCTTTGGGATCGTTTTACACGAGTTACGTCTATCTTGCAGGCGCGACAACATCAGGTTCTATTACATCAACAACGGCTCAAACTGTTGCTCGAGGTTCTGGTCGATTTGTCTCTTACACGACAGCTGCAACAGGCGGCTCTACGACAGGACTTATTTATGATTCTGTTTCATTTGCGACAACGAGTGCAACAGGAACTGGATCAATTGCGACTGTTGGCTATGCTGGCGTCAATGCATTTAAAGTGAATGACAGAGTTGCAATTTATAATATGACGCCTTCTGGATATAATACGACATCAGCAGTTGTGACGGCTGTTGATACAACAAATAATACATTTTCATATAGCAATGCGACGACAGCAGCGCAGACCATTGCTGGCATTGTCTTCAAGATCTACGATTATACGACCGACAGAAATTTGCTTTTGTCTTCTTTAAACGGAACGCTTGGGACATATCCGATCAATGTCAATTTCACTTATGGTCTTGTGGCTATTCCCGCCGCAAGCCAGTTCGTGAATGTAACCTATTCGATTTCATAGGGTGAAACATGCCACTTCTTAAAGGCAAAAGCCAAGAAACGATTAGCTCAAACATCAGGGAAATGATGCATGCTGGCCATCCGCAGCAACAAGCAATTGCGGCTGCCTTGAGCCAGTCTCGGCGAGCTCGCGCGGAAGGCGGCGTAAGTGAAAAAATTCATGTTGGGCCTATTCACAGTAATGTTGCTGGCCGCACTGATCATCTTCCAATCAATGTTCCTTCAGGTTCCTACGTCATCCCCGCCGACATTATCTCGGCAATGGGTGAAGGGAACACGATGGCCGGGTTCAAATATGCCAATACCGTCTTCGGCGTCCAACAAAACAGCCCCGAGCACGAACCAGTTGAAATAGTTGCAGCTGGCGGCGAGTATGTGATTACTCCCGAGAATGTTGCTAATAGAATTGGCGGCGGCGATGTCGACGCAGGGCATAAGAATCTTGATGAGTTTGTTAAGGATTATCGAGCCAAAACAATCCAAACGCTTAGTAAGTTGCCAGGTCCGAAGCGCGATTAAAGGGGAATCGCATGGAGAATGAAGTTCACGTTAGGGTTGCTACGCCGGAGGATTTTGAAGGCGTCATGCAGCTCGCGTCTCAGGTTTCAATGGAAAATGGTTTGTTTGCGCCGACATTAGAAATGGTTGCTGGGGAAATTTGGGCTGCCCTGCATAACGATCATGGCATTGTCGGCGTTATTGGTAACACGGGAGACATGCTAGAAGGCTTCGTGCTTCTCCGGGTTGGCAATACATGGTATAGTCAAGCCGAGATTATTGAAGAAAAGACGGTTTTTGTCAGCAAGAAATTCAGAAGCGCCAAGGGTGGAAGGGCCCGAAAGCTCTGTGAATTTAGTAAAAAAGTAGCTGATGAATTGGGTCTTCCCTTGCTGATTGGCATTCTGTCTAATCAGCGGACACAGGGAAAAGTAGAAATGTATAAAAGGGTTTTTGGTGATCCTGCCGGCGCGTTTTTTCTTTATGGGGCGCATACTGGCGCTTGGAACAAGAATAGCCAGTCTGGCATAGGCGGAGAGAAATAAATGTGCGGTGGCGGCAAAGGCGTTCAGCAGACATCACAGCAAGTTGCTTATCCCTCCTTGCCGGCGGCTTCGGCCTACTCCTCGGCAATGGATCGTATCTCGCAAGCGACGTCTCAGCCATTCCAGAAATATAGCTCTGATCCTAACGCATATGTTGCGCCTCTGACGTCAACGCAAACTGGAGCAATCCAGAATGTGACGGGCCTCCAGGGCATGACGGACCCTTACTATCGCACGGCTGGCGCTATGACGCTTGCCGGCGCTGCGCCTGTTAATCGATTAACAAGCGGTCAAATCCAAGAATATATGAACCCTTATATGTCGCAGGTCGTTGACCCTGTGCAGAATGCTCTTCGCCAGCAATTCGGCATGCAGCAGGCTCAACAGCAGGCTCAGGCAATTAAGAGCGGCGCTTTTGGCGGCGAGCGTGCAGGCGTTGAACGCGCACTGCTGCGCGGCCAACAAGGTCTTGCTTTGGGTCAAGCCCTCAGCCCGCTTTATCAGACCGGCTATGGTCAGGCCCTTCAGACGGCCCAGGGCCAGCAAGGTATCGAGGCTGCAAATCTCCAACGTCTTCTTGGTGCCGGCGCACAGGCTGGCGGCCTTGGCACGGCAGCTCAAGATGCTGCTCTTAAGCAAGCATCGGCGCAGTTGCAGGCTGGCACGCTTCAGCAGCAAACCGAGACGGCCCAAAAACAGGCCCTCTATAACGAGTTCCAAAAAGAGCGCATGTATCCCCTACAGACGGCTCAGCTCTATGCACAGGCTGCTGGAGGCCTTGGACCACTCATGGGGTCAACGTCCATGGGTTACCAGCAAATGCCGTTCTTTGGCGGCTTTGCCGCCGACGGTGGCGCGATCCATGGCTACGACGAAGGTCTTGGCGGAGCTCGCATGGGCGGCGCTGTTGACGAGGCTGGCGACTATTCACGCGGGGGATATGCCGATGGCGGTTATGCTTATGGCGGTGACGCTGGCTTTGAAAGCATTGTTGCCCAACATCGCGCTGGGATTATGCCGCACATGGAAGACGTCGCATTCCCAACGGCTGATATACGCCCGGCGCAGCAGCTCGAGGCTCGCCTGCCGGAAAGCAGAGCGTCTTCCGGCGGCCTTGGTTCAATGCTCACGAAGGGCGCAGAGCTAGGCAAGTTAGGTTTGCAAGTCCGCGAGGCTCGCAAAGCTCATCCAGAATCATGGATGGATACGCTTGGCGCAGTTGCAACAGGCAAAGCTGCAGGCGGCGATGTTCATAGCGACGCCATGCAGGACTTATTGAGCAATCCTATTCAGGTCTCTAAGCCTCAGCAGCCACAACAAGCTCCTCAAGAGCAAAAGGGCGGACTTGGAGGCCTGCTTAAGGCCGGCGCTGGCTTGGCGGCTAATTATTTCTTGCCTGGTTCAGGCGCGCTTGTCTCATCTGGCCTTGGTGCTTTGGGCATGGCTGATGGCGGTAGAGCTGAATATCAAGAGGGCGGCCTAACAGCTGAAGAAGCAGATTATTATTTGCGCCCTCTTGCCCGGATTGAATCTGGCGGAAGAAAAGATCCTTATGCCACTGTTGGTCCGCAGACGAAATACGGCCGCGCTCTTGGCAAGTATCAAGTCATGGAGGGCAATGTTCCTTCATGGACAAAGGAAGCTCTCGGTCGCGCAATGACTAGAGATGAATTTCTTGCGAGCAAAGACGCGCAAGAAGCTGTCGCGCGCAATAAGTTTGGCGAGTATCTTGGTAAAGCAGGAACGCCAGAAGGCGCTGCTGCAATGTGGTTTGGCGGTCCTGGCTATGAAAAGCATATGGGCGCGCGTGATGTTTTAGGAACATCTATTCCGCAATATCAGGCCATGTATAAGAAAGGCCTTGGCGAAGCGGATGTAAATATTCCAAGAGGTGATCCACGTCGCGAAATGATGGCGATGTATCCCGATCGTCCAACGACTGAAGCGCCTGGACCACAAGCCGGCTTGGGATCGGCTCAGGTAAAAGAAAAAGGCTTTATGGAGCGCACGCAAGAGCATCCTGAAAGCTTGATCCTGCCTGTCCTGCAGGGCTTGGGAGCCATGGCTGGTTCAAAGAACCGCTACGCTCTTGGCGCGATTGCGGAAGGCCTTGGAGCTGGCGCTGGCAGCTATATGGATATGCAAGCCAAGCAGTCTGAAATTGATAAGCGCCGTCAGGAGACAGCAACAGAATCTGAAGAGACGCGCGCTAGAAATATACTTGGCACAAAAATGGGTGCGGAGACTGTTGGGCAGAATATTCAAAATCTGCGCAATTCTCTTTACACGTCAGAGTTTGGTAATTTTGTCTTCCTCAGAGACGGATCTGTGCTTCCGCTCGATAGCTATATGTCAGCTGTTGAAAGTGGCAAGCAGCCTGAACTTGCTGGCGCTGTTCCACAAAACGCGCAAATGGCAATTACGCAATATGTCACGTCGCCAACAACGACGACAAAAGCGCCGGGAACAACGGAGCCTGCTCCTGGCACGCCACCATCTGACGCTTCTAAATTCACGCAGCCAAAAGTTGAAGAAAAGCTTCCAATTGGCGTGGTCTACGACGATGATTCCTCTCGCAGAGCAAAAGAAGCGGCAAGATTAATTTATGCCGGTGGCCCTGCATCAGCTAACGCAAGAAAAGATTCTGAAGCATATCGCGCTGATGTAACGCAGCAGGCAATGAATGCTAGAAACAACTCGCCATTTATTGACGAATTGGCAGGAAGCCTTGCAGACGTTTACAGCAATACAGGCGCTGGCATGGCTGGTTGGAAAGCCGGTTCGCGTGCAAAAGCATTGTCCATGGCAAACTTCCTGTATCGCAATCTTGGCGGTAAGGAAGACCTTAGCAGCTTGCCATCAAATTCAGAGGTCGTTGCAAAGATCCAGCAGCTACTTGCCGGCCAATCTGCAAGCGGCATGAACCAAGATAGCTACGCGGCTCTTTCTGCAATTAAGGACGCCATACCTAATCTTGAAATGAGCCCAGATGCGGGCGCAAAACTAATGGCTGAGCTGATGGTGATCCGCAAGAAATCCATGGATCGCGAAGCTCATATGAATAGATGGAACAGAGACGCTAGAGGCAATCTGCAAGGCGCTGGCCAAGACTTTAGAGACAAGCACCGGGAAGCCGAATACAAAAAGTCTCAGGACATTATTGCCTACATAATGAAGCAAGATCCTGCTACGTTTAAACGGCTTATGTCTGGCAGTTTAACTGCGCAAGAAATAGAAGATTTTATCCATAGTCCTAAAAAGCCTGATGGCAGTGGCGGCTTTGGAGCAAAAGCTCCTGATGGCATTTCTGAATTTTTCCCAACTGTTGATAGAGTTCAAAGAACAACTGCTCCAGGGAGGCCATGATGGAAGACCCGCTAAGCCTTAGAGCAATAGAGGGGTCTGATCGACCATACTTTGGAACGCCTGAAGAGCAGCCCGCAGTTCCTCGCACGCCTCTTGCTGTAAAGGCGGCTCCTCCACCTGCACAATCACTTATTGCGCGTGGCGAAGAGCACCCAAAAGAATATTACGAAAACATGCCTGCGTTAGAAGTTGCGCGTCGGGCGTCTGGTCAATTTCTTCCTAGCATGGGTCGCGCAATAACTGCTCTGCCATCTGCTTTGATGAACTATGAGCAAACGGGTCAGGCTTTATCAACTCTTGGCAAAGGCCTAGCTGGCGCAGCTAATTTATATCGAGAGAAAGATCCTGAGCAATTAAGAGCTCAGCAAGAGGCGCTCCAATCAATTGTTGAGCCATACACGTCTGTTGCTGGATTTAAAAAATCACTTGCGGAAGATCCTTTTGAAATCCTATCAACGGCGGCTACGCCATTTGGTGGAGGTATCACAAAAGCAGGAACTCTCGTTGGTAAGGTTGCACCTAAAACGGGCAGGCTCATTGAAGGCGTCGGCCGCGTAGCAACTGATATTATGGACCCGACACAGGGCGCATTGGACATCGCAAAAACAGGCGTTGGCAGTGTTGCAGAAAAAGCTCGAGGTATACGCGATCTCTCAACTGGCGTCCCAACTTATAGCTACGAAAAAGCTTTTGAGGCTGGCAAAATTCCAAATGAAGAAATCATTGGTCAAATGCCATCGAGAGTTCCCGGTGTTGCTCCTACACCCATTACGGGCCAGATGGCTAAAGAAGCTTTTAATTCTTTTTCTGGCGGCACTGGGGATGCAATAGATTTTTCTACGCGTGCTCGCAATGCGGCTGATGCTGTCAGGCAAGAAGCAATTGGCAATTGGGCAAGCACAAAAGGCGCTTTAACCAACGCGACAAAGGTAGATATTCCATTACAACCCGCTTTTGATTCTATCAATGATATTCGGGCAAGATTGCCTTCAAGAACATATGCGATGGATCCAACTGCATTAGACGCTCTTGACGATGTCGAGAGAAGTCTCATGAAGAGATATCTTGCGCCATCTGGATCAGCTGAAAAGCAATTGTTTGGCATTGATCAATTCAAGCAAGATCTCTACGAAAAAGCTAAACAATATCCGCAGGGCTCAGCCGCAAACAAGGCTTTGATGAGCGTCTACAACGGCGTTAAAACATCAATAGCACAAGTTGCTCCAGATTATTTGAAGCTTATGGATGAGTGGCAGGCAATCGATGATGATCTGCAAAACATTCAAAAGTCTTTAGGCACTGGCGGCAAAACAGCTGCGAACGCTGAAATGAAGAAATTCATGTCAGCTCAAAGAACACCGCAAGGCATTTCTTTAATTGAACGTCTTGGTCAAAAGGATCCGCTCATTCCGTTTATGGTTGCTGGCGACAGTATCCATAGTGGCGTTGCGCGTGGCGCTGCCGGAACTGCTGAGAAATTTTCTGTGCTGCCGCATATGTATAATATTGGCGCGCAGATGGTTAGCATGGATCCTAGTAGGATAGGCTTAGCTCTTGGTCTTGCTGGTATGCAGGGCGCTGTTCAATCGCCATCATTGATGGGCGCTACCTCTTATGGTCTTGGCAGGATAGCTGGCTCTGCTCCATATCGCTATGCAATGCCGGCTATGGATTATGCAACAAGAGCCGCGTCTCCTGCTGCTGTAGCTCTTGCACGTCAAAGACCAGAAATAATTAATTATGCGACACAGGCGACAACGCCTCCACAGGAAGAGAGACCATACTTTCCTGGAGAAGAACGCTCGGGCCGCGCAACAGGTGGCCGGATCAATCGAGGCATGACGGCTCAAATGCTTATTGCGGCTGTAGAGCGCGCAAAGGCAGAAGGTCAAAAGACGACGGAATCAATTCTTGAACAGCCCGATGAGCATGTCGTTCGTGCTCTAAAGGTTGCAAACGAGAATATATAAGAGGCAAAAATGGCTAATAATCCGACGACAAATAAACAGCTAAACCGTCCTGACTATAATGATCAGAACTGGAATACGCCTCTTAATAATAGCACAACAATTATCGATCAGTGCTTTGGCACGTCGATCACGCCTTCTGTTGCTGGCAATACATACACGCTTACGAGCACAGATATTCAGAACATGCGCGTCAATCTGACGGGCACTTTATCAGCTACGGGAACAGTCACGATCCCGGCTACATATGGCGGCTTTTGGATTGTGTCCAACAATACGACCGGCGGATATAATGTTAACTTTAAAACATTAACCGGCTCAAACAACGTAAGCGTTAAAAACGGATACACATCTATCGTCTTCAGCAATGGCACAGAATGCTACGAAGCGATTGACCAAAAACTCAATGTCACAGGCGGCACGATCACAGGCAATCTTTCCGTAAATAACGGCACGCTGGCGCTGCAGAGCGCATCTGTAACAAAGCTTTCGTATGACCCTACAGCCGGCTCGCCTAATTTATCTGTCACTGGCACAATTACAGCAACAGGCAACATCACGGCCTTTTCTGATGCGCGCCTCAAGCATAATGTTCAGACGATTGAAAATGCGCTTGATCTTGTTAATCGCATGCGCGGCGTCTTCTTTGAAGACAAAGACGGCAATAGATATGTTGGTATGATTGCGCAAGAGCTGCAGCAGATTGTTCCAGATGCAGTAGTCGAACACCAAGACTCTGGTTATTTGACGATTGCATACCAAAATCTTGTTGGTGTCTTAGTAAATGCAATAAATGATTTATCTGCACGCGTTGAGCAATTGGAGAAGAAATAATGGCTCTCCCTGCTTCTGGTTATTTACAACTAGGAACAGACGGCGCTACAGGCCGTTCAATCAATAGCGAGTTCGGATACGGCAATGACATGGCGTCGTATCAAGGCGTTTATGCAGGTAAAAATGGATTAGCGTATCAATTTCCAACTCCTGGCAACTCTCTTGCCATGGACTTGTTCTATTCAACATCAAAAATTACTGGTGGTAGTGCGTCATATGGCTCAAGCCAGACAATAGTTGTTCCTGTTTATAATACTATTACGATCACTTGCACAGGTGGCGGCGGCGGTGGTGGTGGATCTGCGGGATCAAATGCAGATGGATGCACCGGTGATCCTGCTGGAGGATCTGGAGGATCTGGAGGAACCAGTTCTTTCGGAGGATATGTTTCTGCCGGGGGTGGTCCTGGCTCGGGGGGTGGTGGAGGTCCAACACCCGGATCTACAGTAACACAAACATATACTAATCCAATTCAAGGTGGATCGGGCCCTCCTTCTGGAGCATCAATATTAGTAAGTGTTGGCTCGGGTGGCAGCGGAGGCACTGGCGGGTGTAATTATTATAAACTTTTTGAATATTGTAATTGCTGGAATAGAAGCAGTGGCGGAACTGGCGGCAGCACAGGCTCAGTGAGCATATCCTGGACATGATGCGTCCTGATCATCATTATATAATCATGACGGCAATACGCATCGCCGTCATGATTTTTGTAGCAATTTATTCTTTTAAGTTAGGCCGCGTTATTTATCACCAGCTATCATTCCCTCAATAGCTCTGCGTGGCGGCACATAACAAATTTTATAATGCTCTGTGCAATATGATGCGCGATCTATTTGGTTGTTGCAATAAAGCGTCTCTTCAGCGCCTTCCTCTGAAACAATAAATCTGCATGACTGGCTTGTGAGTTTCATCAATCCTACAGGCTTGCCCAATTCTGGAGGCTTGCGAAAGTTCTTTCGTATCGCAAGAGGCTTTTTAGCGCGCGGCTTATATTGTCTTTTTTCACTGGCGCTTTTTATTATCTCGCCGCGTTTTCGCAATCTATATACAGCGCCAATAACGGCGTTTCTTGTTACGCCAACCTCTTCAGCAATTTTTGAGCTTGGCATGTTTTGATTCCAAAGCTCTGCTATGCGTTGCCTTTTTTCTTCCGTCATCTGTCTCATAGTTCACCTTTTTTGGCTCTTATTCTGGCAAGCATTCCTCGAACTGTTGAGACCTTTAGACCTAAAGCGCGGCCTATCGCTGTTGGCTGCATGGACGTGCGCAGCTCATCAACTTTCTTCTCTTGCGGTGAAAGCGGCTGTCCTTTTAACGTCGCGCACCATGTAGGCGATCTACGGATATCTATAGGTAATTTTTTGATTACGTCGTTAGGGTTTTTATACTGACGATAATATTGGCAATCATCTATGTCTTGCTCAAGCCATTTTAAGCGAGGAATAGATATAAGCATTTGACGGATTGTCTGGCCATCATGTGATCGCGAAGGCGTCGAAATCGGCTTATATTTACTTACCTTTTCTATTTGCATTTTCTCTATCTCCAAGCCAGCATCCAATAAAAATACCAATACCAATAACTATCACGGCTGCAAGGATAGTTTCACTATCATCCTTTAATTCGAAGAACTGTTGCAGAGCGGCACTCCGAGCCTGTTCAGATCCGACCCAGACAGCTTTGTCCATCTTGTTGTCTCCAATGCACGGCGATCGTCAAGATATCTTGTTACCGCCGGGTAACGCGTAGAATAAGCAGAGCGCAATGCGTGATTGCCTTCGCTGCTGATCTCTTTTGTCACAGGATGATGCGCGCCATGAAACCACCACTGACTGTTTTGCTTTACGCATGTTGCATGCGCAAGCGACATTGTCCCGGCGCTGTGGTAGCTCGCGCCTGTTGCAGGGCGTGACTTATCGAGATGCAATGCCGTCCAGCATGTGCGCGGGTCTCCCCCATGCGCGGCTGTGCAATTTTCTCGCAAGCCAGGGACAGGAAAGGAGCAGCCGGATATAAATAAACATAATGCAATAACGCGTTTCATATTTACCTCATTATCAATTAATGCGGTTCTTGCCGTTGCCTTTTACAAGGGCACTGATGAGCTCATACTGTATATTGCTTGACTCTTGATACGACTGAACAAGCTTCACCAAATAACGAATCATATAAACCTTATCTTCGTCGCTCATATCCTTAATTTCTTCATCGCTTATATCAATCATTGTTTATTCCCCAATACCTTACGGGCGGCGCGGAGGTCGCCAAGTTTAAACGTAAAATCTGGCTTGAAACCCCAAACTCCCGCCGTCATAACGCAATCGTCTTGGTTATATTGATAGTCTTTAAAATTTTGTTGCGCTGTGATTTCAGCAAACGGTTTCAGAGCCGCTTCTAGTTCAGCAATGCGCTTTGCTTGTTCATTCACTAGACGCTTTAAATCTTCGTTAGATATGCTCATTTCTGGCCCCCCAAAACCCTGTCAGCTTCGACCAATAAATATTTAGTGATATTGGGATACAATTCTAACGCTGCTTCGAGTTCAGCAATCCTCTTTGCTTGCGCCTCAATAGCGTCGGCGGCTATTTTAGCGGCAGGATTTACTATCCAAGGTGGATTATGCTCATCGCGCAATTGTTTTATAAGGCTTGAATAGTCGCTCACGGGTTCACCCTCGTAACAACAGCATCCCAGCGCCCTGTCTCGGTGATTTTTGTTGGATCATTTGCATCTTGCGTCAGGAACTGCGTAGCAACAGGGCCCACACCTAAAGCCATCCAATAACGCGCGCCTGTTGCAGGCTTGCCATTCCAATTCTGCAAATAGGTGAACTGAATCACGTCAGTGTAGGTAACGGCGCATGCGGTAAAGGATGTCAGGTGCTGCTCGAAATGAACGACTTGCACACCATTACTTGATGCAGGCGGCCAGCATTTGAAGAAATCAAACTTAGGATAGTTGATGTAATTTGATCCAACGTCCTGAAACTCGCCCCAACCAATTGGCGGCAATAACACAACTTTCTTGCCGCCGGGATAATCATCGCGCCATTCGGCAATGCCAAAGCCAGTTCTATATTGATAAAACCACTTGTTCAGCCATACGCCATTTGCATCATAATTGTTGTAAAGCATTGAATCGGATCCGACGTCATAGCTAAACACAGACGTGAATGGCGGCAGGTCTTTGCCGCTATAATCAAAGCGGCGCAGCTCGTGCGTCTTAAACAGCGGCCAATATGCAGGAACAAATAATTTAGGCATTTTATTCTCCGAATTAATGGACGCTGTGCATATATTGTAGCCAAGGAGCGAGACCGACTTCCTCGAGCCTGTCCTCTATCCAGTTTATTGTTTTGAATCCTACGCCATCAAGAAGAAGAAATTGAATAGAATTAATTTGAGCAATCTCTTCTGCTGTTTCGAGGCCGAGGCTGCGCATTAGGTTATAAACGCGCGCTGGCATGTGTGATTTATTTGCAACGCCGTCATAACCTTCTTCCATTGGGAAGCAAAAATCATCTAGTGTCATTTTACGCTCCTCACCAACCACGCGCGGCTAAAATTGATGCTGCACACATAAGGGCTATACTAGCCCCAAGATATACGTCGACTCTGTGCATCCGTAATCTCCTTCAACGCTACTTTTTCTCTTATTACTTTCATTCTTGATTGGATCGACAGCGGGCTGGATGTGCCGCCCATTGCGTCAGATATTTCTTGTGGGTTTAATCCTTGTTTCTTCAGCTCCCAGATACGCGCCTCATACGGCGTTAAGCCTGCTGGGTCTTTCCAGTGATGATGGGTTGTATTAATCGCGACCATCTTTGTAGTCCCCCTCTCGCTCAAGTTTTTTCCTGCACGGCTCAATCCATCTAAGAATTGTCTGCTTATCCACGTCAGGATGAGGATCGATATACCAAACCAGCCAAGCATAGCTTGTAGCCGTTGAGGCCTTAGCATCGCAGCGTCCTTTCACCATTGGCACGCGTTCAGAAAACTGTGCGACAATATCCGGCGGGTTTTTCATGAACAGTGTTTGATAGCGCATAACGCCTTCAAGGAACGACGTGCGCACAAGCATGGCTACACCATCACGCGCAATCGTTTGCGCCTTCTCTATAAACTGCTGAGCTTTATTAAATGGCGGGTTGGTTATTATCCAATGAACTGTAGAATTGTTTTTATCAATTTCAGTAGCGAGGAAATCAACCACGTTACGGTCTCCGTAATCGTGGATGTCTGATTCCATAACGTAAGAAAAATACTCATTCAAAGGCCTCGACATAAATCCGCGATTGGCTGCAGGCTCCCAGCATATTTGACCACGCACGCGGTCAATACCAATGACGTGCTCGATCAAGGCGCGCGTAGCCCATGGCGGCGTAGGGAAATCATCATTGCCGTCTGTTGGCGACAATCTACGCGCACTGACGGCGTAATTTTCTGTAGGTTCCATATCAATCACCAGTGAATAAAAATAAAAATGCTACTGCGGCTGTTGGCCGCTCGCGATGTCAGCTTCAATGCCCGCTACAACTTTTTGTAAAACGCGCATGCCGACTTCGTCAATAGGTCCATAATGCGTGGCGATATAAGCAGGGCGCTTCCAGCACTCGCAAATAACCATGCATCGGGCGCGTTCATCTTTCACGCCGGAATCGTAATCTGGATCATTATTCGCCATCTTTTTTCTCCAACCGAATCTTTGTAACCGTTATGCATGTGTTTTGAGGCATAACGGGATCGCTGTCGTAAGGCCAACGAAACAAACTTGCATAGGCCGCATGTGGTGGCCCTAGGTCTGTATCAAAAACCCACCCAGCCTCTTCCCAGGCCTTCTGCTGGTGATGTGGGACGTATTTGTAATGCTTTATATCCATGCGGCTATAATACCACAAAAAGAGGGGGCCGCAGCCCCCAATTTATTGTCAAAACTCAGATTGCGAACTAGCGATTTTGCTCACCATCTGTGGCTCAAAAAGCGGCGTTTTAGCAACGTATGCACCATGAACTTGAGGGCTGATTTTTGATACCGCATTAGACAACCCGGTAACCAACCTTTCAAGTTCTTCAACCCGCTTTTCAAGCTCGCCTTTTTTGTCGACGAATCTCATTCTTGTAATGCCAAAAGACTCAGCTCTTATATTTTTAACAGACCAGCGAGAAATATTAGGCCCCACAGATGCTGCAATCTTATCGTCATCCCAGCCATCATTATATTCATAAATGTTGTCTGGTTTTCTGATGCCGTTTCTTTTTAGCAGTTCATAAATTTTGAAAGATTCATCTCTCGTTACGCGTTTTAATTTGCCGGTCATTGTCCTACCGCCTCTAAGTCTGAAAGATTATCGATACTAAGAGCAACATTTGACGGAGTTGCAGGTTTTACTTTTGATTTATTCACGACTTCAACAGGCTTCATGTCCGCCTTTTTGAGCTCATTCTTTTTGATGTAAGCAACGCCTGAATTGCCGGCGGCGCTGCCAACATAGTCCTGTGCAAAGAGAGCTGCAAAGGCGCGATAATTAATCCCGTCAAGATAATTATCGACGTTTACCGGATTGGCAAACATGCGCGCGTCTTTCACGCATTCAAGAAGAATGCATACTTCGTAAGGATGAAAGTCGCGTCCAATGCGTAAAGAAAACAGATCAGCAATAAGCTGAAAATTGTTTTCAAAGTCGCCATGCGTCTGTGCGCGCTCTTGTAAAACACTAGCGGCTTGATGAAGGAGCTCATGCGGATTTGCGGTTATAGTCATATCGATCTCGTTTCAGTTGAGTGTTTTGGAATGCTTCGCCGTTCATGATTTTCACTTTACCTACGAAGCGGTAATTTAAAGCCAGTTGTCCCCGGCTGTTCTCCATTCCCGTTGTTGGATCGCGATAAAATTCTTCAACAAGCACAAAATCATTATCGGTTAAAGCCGTAATGAAATCCTCAATGCTTTTTGAAGCAGCATGTTCAACATTAACTTGATGAACAAGATTATTATTGAACGACGGCATATTCATCGTAATCAAAAAACGCATTGTCTGTCCTTGTGTAATGAGGTGTGGCGCTGCTTTGCGGGTTACGCCACACCTCTATTAGGTGAGCTTTAACGCCCACCTAACTTAATCAACCGAAGTCATCTTCTCCTGCTGGCGCAGAAACCTTTGTCGAGCCAGTCGAGGCAGGTCCTTCAAATGATGTGGGCGCGCTCGACGAACTACGCGCCGAATACACAAGATCGTCCGGGCGATTAACCCAAGAAGCAATCTTCCACACAGGCACATAGTTCGTCGTCTTCAGAGCCCCTCCACTCGAAGTCTTTGCAACTGAATCTTCCAATACAACGACAGGAAGCTTACCAGGATTGGCTTTTACACCTGTCTCGTAAGCATCCATCAAAGCCTTTGCACCATCGAGAAACGCAGCCGCATTGGACGCGAACTCGCGAACGTCTCCGCCGCACTCCTTCGAGAGCTTAACGACAAGGCGGACGCCTCGTTTGAACCCGTCGCCGTCAGGCTTACCGACAGCAGCGCCATCAGCGTAGCGAGCGACACGAAAGTCAGGAGCGCCGCCTGTATTAAAATTGATCCAGCCAATTTCGACATTTTCAAAGTCAAAGATTGCTTTAAAGCTCTTTGTGATATCAATGTCATTGTTCTCGCCATTCTCGCGATCACGACGTGAAATGCGGCCTGAGCGCGCATCATATTTTACAATCGGAAGGAATGAACCACCTTCACCAACGCCATCAAAAAATCCACCAAATGCCATTTTACTTCTCCATTGATGAGACTGTCTGGCCAGCCTCTTGCCTCTCCCCGTTGCGGGGAATTTCTGAATCAGCGCAATTCAGGCGCTATATATGCATCGATCTTTTCAAAGATTTCATGCATCTTTTCTTTAACTGTAATTTCGAAACCGCCGTCAAAAAGTATTTGAGCAACGCCATCATTACCTAATGTGCTAATGGCGTTAATCTTAGAAATCTTAACTGTAACTGTGTTTCCGTTATTAAGAGTTAAAGCGATATATCCAGCTGAATGAATTATACTCATCACATTCCCCAAATTTCAAAGATTGCTTGACGCGTCATTGGATCTTTAAAGTAAAAACTATCAACGTCAGGAACGACGTGTTTGGCGAGCTCCATAGGATCTTCGCTTATCGATAAAAACCGTTGGATCGCAAGACCGATTCGCTCCAAAGCTTTGACATGCTCAGATACATTTTCAACCCGATACGTCGCAGACTTCTTCGGCGTGACATAAGTAACTCTTGGGTCAACTTCATTGCCCAAAGCAGCAGCATAAAGCGATACTTGTCGCGCATGATTTGTAGAAATTTTAGACGGTAAAGCATGGGTCGTTTTAATATCTACCAGTATGTTATGGTTCTTCCATTCAATATCATAGTAACCGATAAAGGGAACCGCGATCGCGTCAAACCTATACTCAATTTTGCCTTGGGCAGATGTTGGCGGTCCATATCCTCGCAATTCTTTAAGGCCGATTTTAACCATTTCAGGAACTGCGGCTTCTTCTTTTTCGGCTGCAGGGTCACTTGATAAAGCCATAAGTCGCCAGAACTCATCCTTCGCTACCTTTATGCATTCGTCGTCTAAGACGCCTGTCTCAAGGCCGTAAACAATACCCTTCTCTACAGCTG